AAAACCAATACCGAAAGAACCGCGACGGTGCGAAGTCCATCAATGTCCGCCCTGTACGCTTGGTGACCTCCGCCATGCGTATCCGCATACGCGCTGACTTTTGAATTTTTAGCACCAGCCATCCCATCAGCCGTGGACACACGAAAGCGCCAAGCCCCCATTAATCTTTTCATCATTTCCCCACCCCTGTGTGTCGCGAACCCGAATGCGTTGGCGACTCAATCAGCGAGAGAGCAACGCAGAGGTTTACGCAAATTTATTGTTGGTATTTTAGTCACACTTCGCCGCTTTCGCGGGATTTTTTGCGATGCAATATCGCCACTAACACTCCCCGCGACCAATCGCCAAGAGCAGCGTTGCAATCGGCATCCGCCCTGCAATAGCAGAAATTATCTGGAGCACGTCAGCATCCGATCTGTAATGATCCCGGCTGTGGCGACCAGCATGTCGACGCGGCCGCAAGGAAAACGTAGAAGTCCGGCAGCTACTACCCCTGATTTGAGTGATCAATTCTTCGGCACAAAGCAAAACGGCAGTGATATTAGAACGGGGTGGGGAACACACGACCCCTTGCACCCCATGCAGGTGACATCATCAATGCAACCCGCGCCAGTACTGGATTAGCACTTTTCACCTCTAATATACAGTAGTCAATTATCTCCTTCGCGGAGCAGATCCTGTGCGTTTGGCAGAATTTATATTAGAGGCATTTTCCATCGCCGCTCGATGAGCGAGGGACATGTCAAAAAGGTGGTTCCGCCCCAACTTTCCCGAAAACAACCTGCCATGTTTGCCAGTACGAAGTTTGCGGGCCGTCGATCCCTCCACGGCGCTCAATTCCGTAGATCACCATGCCTCGCTCGTCCAGCCACAAAATTTCTGGATTCAGTAGGCACAATAGTCTCGCAGGAAAATACCGAAGATGCGCGTCCAATTCCTTATTGAAACTCACAATCTCAGCGATAGAGTGAAATTCGGCACGATCGTGAACCCTGGAAATCTTCAGCTCCCCTATCGTGGCAGGTATCTTTCGCCTCTCTGAGGCAGTGAGGTTCACACCGCGATCTTTCAGGCAACGGACAGTCACCAGCACTCCTCGGCGCGGAGGACGGCACATCTGTGCACCGTGTCCCGGCCCTGCGGGTTGATGAGCATCTAAGTCGCCTGCCTTTGGATGAGGCTCCATCTGTTCCTGTGAGAAGCTCACGACACCCCCAAAAACCTGTGGAAACTCCCATTACTGTATATATATACAGTATATAGACCTTACTCCGCGCGGCCAACCTCGTCAGGGGATACGGCCGAGGTATACGATATGATTGGCAAAAAATTAATCGCGGTGCTTTACCATAACTTGCATTTCTACCTAAAGTTGTTGCAAATTATGCCGTTGACCCACATACCTAAGCCGGTATAATGTATAAGCTACGAATCGAAAAAGACGCCCAGGCCGATATAAAAAACCTTATTGCTGAAGGCGGTAAGGCTCGCGCGGACGCTTTTAAGATCGTTGCTTTCCTTGAAGAGCTCAAAGGCAATCGCCTTTGGCTAGAAGAATTGCTGACAAGAAAATTCGAACACGAGCGCTTTGACGTTGACAGGTTTTTGGAATATTGGAACCAAGGCCTGGATATATGGCGACTAAAGGTTTTCGAATTTGTTAGCGCACGGAATAGATCTTACCCGCTTCCCCTGCGGGTTATTTATTGCTACGACCAGCAGTCGTTAGCTTTTCGTGTTTTAGCCGTGTGCAAACGCGATTTTGACTATCAGCCAGATCATGAACAAACAAAGCGCATTTGTAGTCTTTACGACTCTCTCGGGCTGCCTAAGCATGTCACCAGCGGCTCTCGCGGCACCCGCCACTAATGCGATTGGGCAGGCACGGGTGTCGAGGCTCATGCCTCCATCGAGGACGAATCGCTCGACATTGATGACTTTATCAGTCAGCTGAGTAAGGAGGACGGAGCTGAGGAGGAATTGGCTGAGTCGCGCCGTTGGCTGGCTGGAGCGATCGAAAGGGACGAATCGGCGCTAAAAAAGTTACGTCTTAACGCCGGGCTATCTCAAAAGCGCTTGGCGGAGTTAGTTGGATTGAGGCAACCGAACATCTCTGAAATTGAGTCCGGGCAGCGGACGCCTTCTGTTCCCACAATTCTTCGCTTAAAAGAAGTTCTTGGCGTTTCGGGGGATGATCTCTTGAAAGCGCTGGTTTCGCTGAATCCGGAGCAGTATGAATAACCGTCAAATTTATGTGATTTACTGCGATGATATCCGTGTCGAAATGGGTAACAAGCAGTCTCTAATGGGCGTGTACAACACGGAGCTGATGGTACCCCACCTGCCGATCTCGCTCCCTAAGCTTGCTATATGCGTTCGCGTCTTTACACCCGCAGATCAGCCTTTTAAAGAAATCTTTATCAAGGCGATGCTTGATGACCAAGTGCTAGGCGAGGCCCCAGCAGATCCGTTGTTGTTCGAACAGATGAAAATGAGCCCTGCTTTCGAGGAAGACGGCAAGTCAGTATGTTATGGGGAAATAAGCATAGTTATGGCATTCGCTCCCTTCGTCATTCCGCATGAGTGCCGTCTGAAAATTCACGTGACTATAGACGGAGAACTTTTCAAGGGCCCTCCCCTGTTGCTTAGAACACCACGTGAGAACGAATCGGTTAGCTTCGCTCCTGCATAAATCTGCAAAGGCCTCTGATTACGGAGGCCTTTTTTATTGCAAATTGCTTTTCAATACCCTCTACCATTTCCACCGCGGATTAATTTCTATGGACTTCGACAGATAGAACCTATCGAAGGCCCTCTACAAGTCAGAGCCGATATTTTGCGTTTATAAGTTAGAGCAAATAAAAAATCCCCGAGCCTCCACGTGGGAAGCTCGGGGTTAAGCCAGTTTTCACTGGTGGGGATATGCCGGCCATGAATGAAATGCCGGCGGCCGCACTATAGCACTTAAGGGCAGATGCATCCTTGCCGCTTGCCAATACTCATTAATTCTTCTTGCTTGGCGTCCAACCACACAGTCTTTGCCCGGTCAGGTTGTGCGCCAGGATCTGGTCAGCGGTGGGGTCGGTCAGCTTGTCGGACTTGCTGACGTAGATTGGACGCGCCCACTTGCAGCCGTTGTCCACGATCACAGGTGACTCAGTCACGGCTCCAGTTGTCTCGCAACTTTGCAGCAGAACTGCCAGGGGGAGCAGCAGCAATGGTGTTTTCAACATCAGTTCTCTCCTGTACGGAATTGGCACCAGATTGCGCAGCGGCGGCCTCGCGCTCCGCAGATTTTTGCTTGGTCTCGGCAACTTCTTGCGCCGCCTCTGCTTTGGTGGTCTTGGCCTGCTGGCGCATGAACAGGCCGGCAATGAGTCCGGCCGCACCAACCAGCCAGGGCCAGATCTTGAGTAAAAGAGTCATCACTGCATTTTTCCTCCTAAATGGAGGAACCTCGCGCCGTGGCAGAATTGAGCTTCCACACAACAAAACAACTTACGACGGGGGTTCCATGGACTTTTGGATTGCATACGTTTCAATCGGCGCGCCATTGATCGTGGCATTGGGGGCAATTGTAAAAAACTCACCCGAGCTGTACCTCGCGATTCGACCGTCCCTAAAGGCTATTCAGGCGGGGCTGATAGGCGTTCAGTTCGGCATCCTCATCGGAGCCATGCTGACGGCAAACCACATCAATGAGAAGCTTGAGGTACAAAAGCTTTCAGCGACGTTCTTCGCATCACCACCTTTATCGATCTATGTTTATCCGGCCACTATTGTCGTTACTCTCGTAATGTGCCTGCCATTGGCTGACCTTGCGTTCAACTTCTTCCACGCCAATCCAGACCAGGTGAACAAAGACCGGAAAATGAAAGACTCCACCCTAGATTAAGAAGCTGGCCAAGTTCTTCTTGGGGGTGCTCACAGGCCACCCCCATAGGTAGTGCCGCCCGAGGAAAACTTGGCGGTCAGCACCTGACGACGGGGCTTGATGCCCTCGGCGGCCAGGCCAATGTGCACCCAAGTGCCCTCCTGGATCAGCTGATCGAACTCCACACCCAGCGAATCCAGCCGCTGGCAGATCGCCAGCGGAGTGCCGAAACCTGGGCAGATGAAGTCGGCGGCCAGGCCCTGCATGTGCGCGCTTGTCTTGGATCCGCCCACGGCAGCATTCAGGGCTGGAGAACGATAGCCCGACGAGACCAGAATCGGCTTACTGCCCAGCAGCACGCGCACACGCTCCAGAAGCTGCGCAGTACGCGTCAAGTTCTTGATGATGGCCGGCGATGGGGTGTTGTCGATACCCTTGCGCGCGGCGGTCTCGCTGGCGGTCATCTCGGCCAGAGAAAAGTGATCAGTGAGCTTGTCCATCGTCGCTTTCCTTTTCGCCCTGCTCGGGCTGCTTGAGGTAGGCTGCACCGCAGATGCAGACCAGGATGACGCCTGCCACCGCCTGCGCAACCCAGATGGGCAAGGTGCTGCCGAGGCCCGCCCCAGTCAGCGCGGCCCAGCCAGCCATGACGGCGGCACCTACCTTCGCCAAGCGCACACTCCACCGTCGATGGATGACACCCTTGTCATCTACCAGTTGAATTTTCATTTCATCCACCTCTTAATTTCCGGCCGAGCGCCGGTACTGTTTTGAATCATCATGTCGCGGATCTTGTCGAGCTTCTCATTCGCCAAGCGCCATTGCTCCTTGTTATCCGCCCTATCCTGCTGTTGCGACTGCTCAATGCGTGTCGCCCGCGCATCACCTTCGATCTTGTTGTTTCTAACCTCGATCTTCAGCTCGCGCACTTCGCCCACCAGCTGAAACCATCCAACGATCACCGCGATCGCAGCTCCGATCAGCGCTGCACAAAGAGTCTGCACATTGATCGTCGTGTCAAAAATGCTCCGAGTACGTGGCACCTGCTCGATGTCATTCGACATTTAATCCCCTGAAAAGAAAAAACCCGCTTAACGCGGGCTAAAGAAAAACAGCAAACTGTTAAGATGGCGCCTCAAAAAAGATCGAAATTTCTTACAAATTCGAACGAAAGCATTTAATGACATCCATCAAGAAATCGATAAAAACGGAGCGCTTTATCAAAGTCGGATTTATCCTCCTGTCAATTTTTGCATTGACTTGCGTATTCCTGACGGGAATGACAAAAGAACTCAGCTACGACGCTGCATTCAATCTGCAGATCGCTAAGAGCCTGGCGAGTAACCTGGTCTATTCGTCCACATACAACCCCGGCTATATCCACGATTACCGCGTCACAACCAATGGCCCGATCCAATATCTCTGCGCTCTTATGCTCTCGGTCTTCGGCAATCGCCTCGGCCTGGCACTCACCTTAACGTTGGTGGCGGGGGCTTTTTTTTACTCAGCGAAGAAGTATTCGTCGGTCGCTTGGCTACTGTGTATCACGATCGTTTTTACCAGCGCGAATTTCTCCGATCAGCTGACTTCGTTTATGGGAGAGATCACCGCGATGGTGTTCGTGATTCTCGGGCTGCATACGCTGAGCAATCGAACTGCTGCCAAATCTGATGCCGCGGCCATCGTCATAGCCGGATTATTTTTTGGATTTGCCACCACTACTAAGTTGATCAGCGGGATCGTGGTTCCCTTTCTCGCGTTTGGTGCCTGCGCCACTCATGATCCGAAACTGACCTGGCCGAATTTCAAATCGACCACTGTGCGAGCGATCCAAGTGAGCATCATCGCGCTCGCGGTATTCGTTGCGGAGTTCTACTTCTCCACCTTCATCTCGCAGATCATGGTGAAGTTTGCACACGCTGGCAGCGCGGAAATCCCGCCGAGCGCACCCGGCCTTTGGAAATTTATTGAGCATCACTTTTGGCAGGGCTCAACGTCCCCAAAAGAAATGATGCTTCATTTCGGTTCGTTTTCGAATGCAGTGACCTTGCCTTTGATCTTCATCGCGATCGGATTGCTCTTGACGTTCTCCCTATTCTGGAGCCCGCTCGTCCTCTTGATCGCCTGTCTCCTGATTTCCGGCATGTATGAGCGCCGAGCAATACCGATCTTCTTTCCTCTGCTCCTGGCCGGTGCCTGGGTCGCCTCCAAAAAGCTGGAAGAGATGAAGGAACGTAACTGGAAATTATTGAGCTCTGGTGGCTTGCCAGTTCTCTATATCGCAACCATTGTTTTTCTAGTCGTACCACAACTTTTCCAGAAAGATATAAGGAAGGCCCTGGCTTTGAACCCGGATGAAGTAAGCCAACTTCTTGCATTAAACAGGTCGGATTTCCAAACGTTCCCCGCTGACCAACGCGTGCTGAGCATGGCCTCGGTCATCAAGGCAGCGCCGGAAAAGGTACTGACTAGCGGATGGTGGCAATTCCCCGAATACCAACTCGCGAGCGGGAAGCATTTTTACGATAGAACTGCTCCGGAACCAGTCGCGCTGCTTCAAGGGAAAACTGATCTGCTTTTGTTGTTCGACAAGAGCAGCGTATGGTATCCGGAGACTTCCATGGAACTCTGCTCCAGCGTGGTCAAGGAAATCGAAAACCTAGTCTTGTGTCATTTCAAGCCTGGCACAAGACTGAATATCCGATCAGGTGTCGAGAAGTCGTAGCGTCAGGTCTCAACCGGGTATTCCGGACGCTGTGGGAGGGCTGCCCTCGCATCTCCTGATGGTGCCGCGACGATCGCGCGAAGTGCTTCATCGTACGCGCGCCAGTCGGCCGGATAGATCACGCCGGACTTGGCGCAGCGAATCGCCACCAGATCATTTGCCTGCAAGGCCACCAGTGCTTCCGCCTGCCGAGCTGCCCACAGATCCGATGCGGACGGCATGAGAAGCGCGGCAGCTTCTTCCGCGGTGATTTGCACACAGCCAGGCGGGAGAAGAAAGGAAAATTCCTCGGACTCCAGCTCATGAACCTGGTTGTTCTGATCTTTGTATTTCAGCATGATGAATCCTTAACTAAGTTGGTAGGCCGCGCCGATGGTAATTCCAGACCCCGAAATGGAATAGGAGGCATTGGGCGGAACAATCGCGCGAGCCGTGCCAAATCCAGTTGCACCAACGTTTGAAGAGGAATCAGCGATCACTCCGTTGACTCTCACATCGGCCTGCACTTGCGAAGGTGCCGACCAGTAAAAGCTGATGACGATGGGCTTTCCGGTCGTGTTGTAGTAAGTGGTCCCTGGAACGCGAGTCACGGACTGATACGTCTGCCCGAATCCCAGGCTGGACAAGGCCGCCAGCGCCTGACCTCCCACACCCTGTACCAGCGTCGGGGCAGATGCCCATGTGCCGGCGGTCACCTCCGAGATATCAATGAAACCCACCACGCGATATGGAGAGCTTGCTGCGACGGCGCTGGCTGAGTAAATCACGCTAGCAGAGGTGGCACCGGCACTGATGATGGTTGGCGAAATCAGGTTTGCCTCGTCCAGTTGCAGGCCACCGCTCAAATTTGCCACGCATAACACGGGGCTACCACCGTTATACGCCTCCAGCAGAACAATCCTTCCCGCCTGACCGGACACCATGCCAAGCGTAGCGCCAGAAGGCACCACGATCGAGTTAGCCGGCACATTCACCGATTGGGCAGGCGCTCCCGACTGCAGCGATGCAGCGCGAAAATCTAACTGCCCCCCTTGGTAAGACAACGTCAGAGAGTTTGAAGCAACGCTTGCACTAATCGGTTGAATCTGAGATTTTTGGGCAAGCGTCTTTACAGCGGCAGCAACCTGAGTACGATCGGCTTTCGAGGGCGTGATGGCTGCCGCCTGCAGCAGATTGACCAACTCCATCATCAGCATATTTAGGAATTCAGCTGGCACCACCGTTGGTGCCAGACCGGTCACCGGATTCCCGTCTGTGAAATAACCAGCGGTACCGGCTGACGAGGGTGTCGGAAGGGTAGACGACGCGGTCGCATTGTCGATCTGATACATGCATTACCTCATTGGTAGATGAACTGCAAAACGGTATGCGCTGGTCTCACGTGCTTAAGCTCACATTCCAGCACCGTGTTTTGCCACGCCGCCAGCGGCTCACCCGCAGTAGATTGACCAGCACTAAAATAGACGGGCGAGACGAGCGGTGCGACGATGGCCCAGGTATAAGACCAGTCCTCCCCGCCCACAGCGTCTCCCGCGCAGCTCTGGCCACACCGGAAAGGCGCAAACTCTTTGGTGGTGACCGTGTAGCCAAGATCCAGGGCGAAACTGACGAAGTATGGAATGGACTGCCCGCCGCTATTGGTGAAGCGAGCAACGACCTGCTGGCGTCGTTGCTGCAGCGTCGGCGACTCGCCCGCGCACGGGTCGGGAAGACCCAGAGTGGACTCCCACTCAGGTAGCAATTCGATAGTCGTCGCAGGATTAGCATCAGAGAGGAGATTCACCGCCCTTTCGGCGTGGCGAACAAAGGTTGGCGCCAAGCCTGACAAGGTATCGGCCTGTACCGTGCCTTGCTCACGCGGCCATACAAGGCCGAAGGGCAGCAAGCCCTGCAACGCGTTGATAAAGTCTTGCTTGGAATAAGTCGGGATGCGCATGGCTACCTCATAGGAACACGACAGTTCCGAGGGTAGGCAAGTAGCCGAGCGGACTAATGACGTTTCCTGGAATGACAGTGGTAGTCGACCCAATCACTCCATCAATCTCATCGATCACTCCGCCTGCTGCCGCCGCAATGCTGCTCAATGCCCCCTCAATCTCGGTACGGTCCACTGTTCCCGCCAGTGGACTGCCGTTTCGATAGAGCACATCAGCCAACGCTGCACTGATGGCCGCGCGAGTTGATGTACTAGCCGAGGAAAGACCGCTGACCTTGAAGTTGAGAATGTGTTTTTCGGGGGAGCATGCGTAGACCAAAGCCGTCGCCGGACGCAGTGTATAGAGCGCGTTTGCCAGAATTAGCTGGTCGCCAGTGGCCTTAGTTGCATTTCGCTTTTCCGCTGTGGCAACGCCATTGGTACCCTGCGGGAAGCCCGCATGCGCCGACTCAACGTCATCCATCATGAAATAGACGACCACGGTGCCAGCACCAAAACCGACTGGATTGGCCCACGCCCGAGTTACCCCTGCCTGCGCCGTCGCCCAAGTGGGGTAATCATCGACAGAACCACCCTGCGGCGAAGACTGATATCCCGCCATCACTCGGCCCGAGAAGTCGTCTTGACTCTCCACATCGGCACCACCAACAAACGCTGTAGTGGCCACGCCTGTAGACTGCACTCCATCCACGGCGGTCGCGAGGGTCAACTTGGTACCCGCATCACAGTTGCCAGCAGCGCCGGCATCGACCGCCTCAGCGGCCACAGTAATCGAGGTTCCGCTCGATGTTCCGGAAGTGGTTGTGACATACGCCACCCCATCACCGCGCACGAGTTGCGTCCCTGCGCTGATAGTCCCCGATGTCGCCTGGAATGTTACGGTCGGGCTAGCCGACTTGGTAGCGGCTTTCTGATAAACCTTCTTCAGAGCGCCCCACCCTGCCAAATATTCGTCGGTTGCTGTCCAGGGTACGGCCTGCTTGGCGATGTAATCCAAGTACCCATAGACCAGGTTGATAAGCGCTGCCAGCACGCGCCCGAGAATCCGCAGCGGAGAGAACCGCAAAAGCGCATCGGTCCCCGGCTGAGCGGCCTCGATGTCGGCCTTAACCTGCTCCTGCAGGTCACTCAATGTCGGTCTCGTATATGCCATTAGCCAGTCACCTCAATTTTCCAACCCAGTTCTTGCTGCACTGCGCTTCCATCTGGAAGGTATGCAACGATCTTTGATCCAAGGAAGCCGCGACGCACCCACTGGACTGCAATATCAAACCGAAGGACCACCTTGTCGTCGATCATCCATTGGAAGGCCTCGGCCAGGTAGTCGTAAGCGCGCTGAAGTGTTTCATCCGTCTGCTTCGCTCGCCGCAGCAGCCACAAGCGAGAGCCGATTGGATGGTCTTCGCCAGTATCGCCCCACCAGCCGCGCGGATTTGTTGTCCCATCGGGGATCTCATCATCTGGAGCAGCGACGCGGTCAGTGAAGGCGCTGATCAAGATCTGCGTAATGATCGGACTGCCTGTGACGAGCCCACTTCCGATGACTTTCCAATCACCTCGGCTGCCATCGGCATCCCAATAAACCGCTATATCAGCCATCGTTCGCCCATAAAAAAACCCGCCGAAGCGGGTTCTGTTTAGTTCTGGCGCAATCAGACTTGCTGATTAGGCCTCTTACTGGTGACCGTCCCGAGCCCAGTCTGAATTCCCTCAATCTGGTGGTCGTGTCCATCGTAGGTAGAACGCATATTAGCCATGGATTTTCCACCTGCGCTGGCATTGTCGGTAATGTCTCCGCCGGCGGTAATTTTCCCGCTCACGTCCAGCTCCGCCGTGTTAAGCGCCACCTTGGTGCTGGCATTGATGGTCACGGTTGGCGCGTTGTTCAGTGAGACTGGCAATCCTGCAGCCTCAATTACTAGGCCGCCATTCGAAAGGTAAATCTTGATCCCGACCTGGTTGAAAACAGCTGACTCGCCAGGCCCCAACCCGCGCGGCCGACTTGCCTGATGATTGGTCGCAATAACAGCCCCATTGCTACGATCCCCGGTCAAGCACACCACCAACGCATCCGAATTAAACGGTGGATTTGACGTGAAGCCGAATTCTTCTAGCCTGACAATTCCATCGACCAGTTCTATATCGCTGAATTTCACCTGAGCCCGTTGAGCGACATCATCGTCACTAATTGCTCGGATTCGGCCTCTGGATATGAGATGTCGGAGCCTGCTGGAAATTCTTTCAAATAGACTTTGATCCATAGTCAATTCGTGATGGTCGAAGTGTCGATTAACCGACTTTGGTACAACGCGACTGGTTGAATGCTATAGGCGCTAGCATCCATCAAAGTCATATCAGCCACTGTTCCACGCTCCGCATTTTTGACAAAGGTAACCGAAACAATCAGAAGCGTCTTTACCGTTCGAATGCCAAGCGAAGGGATCAAAATATCCACCAAAGAATTGGCGGTCCAGAGCGTACCTTTTTCATCAAACCAAGTATCTACCGTCAGACTCACAACCTCTGACATTCCAATACGACGATTCATTTCCCATATCGCTCTCCGCATTGCAATGTCTTGGAATCCGGTAACAGCCTCTGCGATGATATGGCGCGGACGATGGCGCTTAACTCCAACGTCATATGTGCCGCCGATCAAGTTCCCTCCGTCGCCGCCGTCCAATGCAGGCCAGATTGAACTAATGAAAGCCGTGTATTTATCAAATCTCTGGTCGGCAGATCGACGCACCCGTGCACTCTGGATGTTTATTCCCTGCATTAAAGGCGTCGCCATTTTTGTGCTGCCGGCGCGCCCAATCACAAGATCTCCAAAGCGATCTTCGTAAAGCATGACTCCAGAATATCGCGCAACTCTGTCCAAAATGTCATGCGCAGATTCCGACAAGATCAAGTTCAATTGCGGCACCCGAACTAAATCGGCGATATCACAATGAACCAGGATCGGATGGCTCTCTCCGGTCTCCGTATTCGTACCAAAGGGCTTAACGAGATTTTTGGCCAGATCCAGGACAGTGCAATTTGCGAACTGGCCATTCGGCCACTCCGCCGAGGCATCGATCAGGTCCATGCACTTACCTCGCCCCATCATGCGAACAGCGTGAGCGCCAGCAGACACCTCATTTTGGACAATATCAACGTAGCCCGCGACCATCAATGTGCTGCCACAGTACAATTCAGCATAGTCGCCTGGATTCAACTGCAGCAAGCGGACCTCATCGGGACTTACTTCGGTGAAGGAGGCCTGCCAGACGTTAGGGATTTGCTGAATGCTATGAGTTACATTTACCTCGGTCCAGCCACTGACGGCCTTACTGCCAACATGAAGTGCAATCTCATCTTTTCTCACCATAAAGCTCTCATGAAAAAAATACTGATATTTTTGATCGTAATTGGAGCTTCGGCATCAGCTTGCGCAGATCCATACCGGCAATCATTACAAACACGCCCATTTGTCTGCAAAACCGGGCCTGCAGCCTATGAAGCATGGGGCCGGAACAACACGGAGGCATTTTCCGCAATGGATATGGTTAAGCGTGGCGAATGCCGCGTTCTCCCACAGGGCTCCAAGTTTCGCGTCATCGAAGAGACAAAGGAAGAAAGTATTTTTTATTTCAAGGTCGAGGTGATTGGGGAACCTGTCTCAGAGGAGGCGCAATACATAAGCGGCCCCATGACGCAATCTCAAGACCCAGAAGCTGTTCTAGCCGCCCGCAAGGCTGAACTAGCCAAAATACCTGAAGGTTGCTCTGCGCCCATTGGCGGTCAAATCAACCGCATGGAACGCGGGCAAAATGGGCAACTGTTCCTGAGACGCTATATGGTCACCAGTAAGTGCGTGAACGGCCAGATGCAATCGTTCACGAAACCACTTGATTAATCTTAGACCAATTGCGGCATAGCCCACTACTTAGACAGAACTCATTCGGCCAGGGCGCGAAACTGCTGCGGCATGAATGCCGGGTGAATCGCCCCCGACTGGAGAATCAACTCGTTCGCTCGACTGGGATCGCGGTACATCCTTTGCGCCAGCGCTAGCGCGTTCATTGATCCATTGAACGAAAACTCCTGCATCGAGGCCAGTTGAGCGCCTCGGATGTTCAAGTCATTGATCACCGCGGCACGGAGACCGATTAGCGCCACATAGCTATCGTCGTCGCCCGAGTCTCCGGCTATCTGGATCTCGCTGGCAATCAAGCTCACCACCTGGTTACGAATTGCAATGGCATCCTCAGAAGATGCTGGCTGATATGTGCTGGTTGCCACAGCAAGATCCGCCAGAGCCGTCCGACGCAGTAAGGCACCCACTGCTGACTGCATCGTTGCCATCGCCTGCCCTGTTTGGGACGAAGTGGTCGGCTCGGCTGGGGAGTACTGAGAAAGCTGCGAAAGCAGCCGCACGCCATCCGCCGGATCACTGGCAGTCGCCAACAGAGCCTGCGACAGATTACTAGCTGCAGACCCAAATGCGGCACCATCAGCTGGTGTTGCGGCAGCAGCCTGAAGCGCCGCGGCGGCTTGCATGAATGCCGCGCGCTTCGCCGTGTCCTGGGCCAACAGTTGAGCGGCAGTCGTTCCACTTGCAACCTTGTTATTCGAGCCGTTGTAACCGTTGTTTGCACCCCCGAACAAATTCCCGAGGTTCCCGCTAAGCGTGGAAATTGATCGAAAGACTCGACGCACATCGTTAACCAGGCCAAGAGCTTTCGTGTACCACCCAACCGCTGTGCTGATGGCCTGCTTTACAACCGCCGCCCCCTTCTTTACTGCCGCTGCTGCCTTCGCAAGGTAATCGAGAAGAGATGCCTCTTTTACTTCTTGAGCGGCGCCAAGCAAATCGCTAGCCACAACGCCAGAATTAGGGGATCGCCGAACAGCTGAGCGGACTAAATCCAGTCGGATTTCAAAATACCGACCGTGATCAGTGCGCTCAGTGCATTCAAACCCAACGCAGCAAACATTATCGATACGACCAAACGTGGGATGCACCAACGTGAAACCAGGATCAGTATCATCCAGCTGCGTCTCCATGACCTTGAGCAACGCATCGCGTTGCGCGATTACCGGCCCACCCTTGTAGACCAAATCATCTTCTAGCAAAAAGCCGGTAACCGCAAAACGTCGCGCCTTTCTCCCCAGATCCTCGACCCATACGTCGTCACGAAACGCATATTCGTGAACGATCATCTTCCGGCCAGCTGCCGTCGATCCGGTATCGACTCCAAAATTTACTTTTCCATACGATGCCTGCTGCAACGAGCGAGCCCACGATCCGTCAGTTGCGCCCAGCGCGCCGAGAATGCTATCTGCCAGATCACTGGCCGCCCGAGCAACACCGCCAATCGATCCAACCACGGTGCCATTTTGGAATGTACTCACAACTGGCTCCTCACGATTTCGTCACCCTTTACCGATACCGCCATTCCGGTGGAGCTGACCGATACAGCCGTCCCTTTGGGCGCCCCCTTGAATTCAACCACCATACTGGCTTGCGCAGGACCACCGACAGCTGCCGCGCCTGCATTGCTCGCAACTGATGAGGCCGAGCCAGAAACGCCAGGCGACACGGCGGGGGCCGATTGTCCCACTCCACCCATCGCTGCCAACACTGCCGCCGCATTAGCCTGCCTACGCTCAATGTTGGCCTCGGCGACCCCAGGCCGCTCATATTCCCACGCATGAATCTGAGCTGCCTTCTCTGCCGTATCCGCACGACGAAGCAATCCTCCTGAACGCTTTTCAGTATTGCGAAGCTCCCAAAGCATGTAATTCACTTGCTCTTCGAACGACGAATCCTGTACACGCTTCCCATACTGCCGCTCAAATTCTTGCTTGCGAGGGCCCAGCCATTGCGAGATACCAGCCGCTCCCGAGCTTGAATTAACCGCAGTTGGATCAAGGTTACTTTCTTGCATTAAACTACCGATCGTCCCGGCAATCTGCGCATCGCTATATCCATCCTCTCGCATCTTCCCAATCAAATAGGCCTTGCGCTGATCAATGGCGGCATTTGATGTGAGAGGCGACCCCATAGAGACGGACGATCCTGGCAAGGTAGCCCTCCGTTTAGCGAGCTCAGCCTCCTCCCCTTTGTTCAGGTCTGAGCTAAAAAGGGCGGATGCAACCCCCACGACAAGCGGATTGGCAAGAACTGGTAACAGCAATGCCGATATCTTCGCCGCGCTAACCGCCATTGAGGCCAATGCGGCCACAGGTCCTGCCAAGGTGACGGCTGCAAGCGCAATGGCAATTGTCTTGACGCCGCCCAGACTATCAACGAGTTCGCCCACATCTTTTACCACGCGAGACCAGTCGGTCTTGTCAATCCAGTTGGCGATCTGCTCGCCGTATTCTGCGACCTTACTCGCAACCACGTCACCATACTTCTCGACGAGCCGACCGACAGCGCCTGTTACCCGCTCGAATGCAGGAAGGACCGCAAGGCCAAGCGAGTTCTTCAGTGTCTCAAACGACCGTTCTAAGGCCAAGACCTGCTGCTGATACGCTGCAGCCCGAGCAATCTCCTGATCCGAAAAAGGCTTTGTAATTCGCGAGCTGTCGGAAAAGAACTTTTGAACCGCGGCGCGCCCTTGCACGAGCAGGGGGAAGATAGACGAAACACCGAATGCCTCGGCAATTCGCTTTTTGGTTTCGACATTTCCCTGCCGCTCCATGGCAGACGCAATATCAAGAATGGCGCGGCCCGTATCGATTGAGCCGTTCTTGAGCCGATGCATTTCCAGCCCAATCGCATTCATATCCCGAACTGTCTCGGGCGTGCGAAACGCGTTGTCTAGCTTCTCTCCGACATTAGCCAACGCACCATTCATATCTTCCGCAGATAAGCTGGCAAGTTTTGCGGCACCCTGCCACACCTGGAGCTCCTGAGTAGACATCCCAATCGACACCGCCTGGTTGCGCAGTGCGAGCTGTGTCCGCCCGAGGCCGGCAGCCAACGCCGTAATACCGGCGATCGAACCGATACCGATGATGGCCGTCAGCGGTGCGATGATGCTGCGAATCTTTTCTCCCGCCGCCTCCGCTCCGCGAGCTACTCCCCTCAATCCCTTGACTAAACGATTGGTGCCAACCTCATTGCCAAGACTGTTAGCCGACTTCGCCATGCGATCAAAAGGAGCCATCATACGATCGACCTGCTGGTTGATCTTACGAACAACCTCTGTCGTCTTATCGATCGCACTGATCGTAATCTGGAAATTATTGGCCATTTGGGGTGATGTTTTTTATGCGGTTTGACTCCTCCAACCAAAACAGGAACTCACTGACATGCAATTGCCACGCGTCAAATGGTCCCCACCTGAAGAAGAACGTCAGGTCTGCGGCGAGCTGTCGCCAGTTTTGGGGGAGTCTGGCAGAAAAGACGTGACGATATCGCCGGCCGCTTGGGCATCGCTCATGCACAGCTGCTGCGCAGCCAGAACGGGAATTCCGGCAGAAAACGAAATCATCAGCGCCAATTTATCGAAGGTGTCGGCCTGCTTATTCACCTTGCCGGTTTCCGCCAACGTAAGTTCTTTCAGCGTCAACTGATCGATGACTTGCTCCCCTACTTTCACTGGCTTTTTCAGGGTCAGGACTTTTTCTTCAGTCATATCCATGGTTTTAGCTCGCAGTCTGCTCGGTAACGCTGTTGCTCTCGAAACGGACATCGAACTTGGCGTCAGTGGTGTCCACTTCCTGCTGTTCGACAGTCCACATGTTGTTGCCGATGATTGTCTTGCCGTTGGCCAGCTGGGCTACCACCAGAGCGTCACGCATCTTGTTGAAATCGGACACCGACAGACCTCCCGCATCGCGCAACGTGAAGGCCATGTAGCCTGCGATCGGCGTTTCCTTGTAGCCGTGCACACCATCCTGGCCGGTCATCGTTTCACGCTTGACCGTAGAAACGCTGTATTTCAAGCTGCCCTCCAGCTGATAAGTGACACCATCGACCGAAACCGACGAGGTTCCCGCGAGTAAGTTCATGGATTGCTCCCGTACATGAAAGCGGCCGCTATCAGCGGCCACGTTGGGTTACTGGTAAGTGAACTGGAACAGCAGCGCAAAGACGCGCAACTGATTCATCAGGACCGCCGGGTACAACACATCGACCCGGTTCGGGTTCTGGCTGTTTTGCTGGACGATGATGTTCTGCGCGAAGGCAGCGCTGTTTTGCGCGAAACCGTTGTCTTCCAGCTGCTTGTACTTTCCGATCTGGGCGGCCTTGATCGTCTTGGGATTGACGGTATTGGTGCCGTATGTCACCCGCGTTTGGTCGCTGACCAGCTTCATTCGCGCGAATTTGGTAGTGACATCGGCCCGCAATTGGCGTAACACGTAGGCGATGTTGAACATCGCTTCCACGTAGAGCATGCTGTCGTCGGCGACACCTGCGGCATTCTTCTGGTAAGTGGTGATGATGCTGTCCAGCTGCACAGTGCCGTCGTCGGCGACGGTGAAAGTAGACATGCCATCCCAAAGCAGCACGTTGCGATCGCTGATCGTGAAGCGCTTTTCCAGAGGCGGGGCCAGAACGGTCGACATCGCCAGGGTCTGCAGGGGGCGAGCGCAGTCGGCCCGCAAAGAGACTGCTGCCGTAGCGGCAAGGTCGGCTGCCCAGATGTAGGCTGAAGACGGCGATCCGTTGAACGGCAGGATACTCACGTGCTCGTCATTTCGGCTCACGCCAAGGGTGGTTGCCTGGGCCAGGGAGCCACGGAACGCTGCGAAGGCGTGCCCGTAGATCATCTTCTGCCAAGACCAGCGACCGGTCTTCGTACTCAGGAAAGCCTTGATTGCGTCCAGCGAAGCGCTGTCGGTATAAGGGAAAGCGATGAAGTCGAACTCGCGATCGCCGAGGTTCGCCAGGGCTGTAGTAAGGGCCGGATTCGTTGCGCCCCCGCTCATGGCCGTGATCGTGACGCCGAGACCGGTAGGAGTCGCTTCACCGCCCAAGCTGCCGCGGTAGTTCAGTTGCAGGTCGACATCACCAGCAGCGGCACCTTTGTTTTTCGCGGTCAGGTTCACCTTGAAAGCGCTGGTGCGGCGACCAGATTGGCCGCCAGCTGAGACGGTGTGAGGCTAGCGGTTACTGCCAGGCTGACCAGCTTGCCAGCGATGTACAGCGACAGCACACCGGTATCTGTAGCCTGGGCCGTGAAACTGATCGACCCAGTCGCAGCGACCGCTGCCGCATCATCGGAAAGTGGCAATTGCCAAACTTCGCCGAAAGAATCGGCGTTGCGATAGGCCGCGACCATTTGCGCCAGCATCGATCCTTGACCGCCAACGATCTTCGCATCTGCCACACCCTGCGAGATGGTGGCCACGTTGGGCACACCCAGACCGGCCGAAGTGATCTGCCCGATGACGAGAGCGCGCTGAGTGCTTGCCCCCGAATTGGCTCGGCTTGGGTCCAGGTCGGCAAAAAACAGGCCGGTCCGCAAGTCATCGACCTCCACGCCTTCGGCGGGAAGTTGCGCCATGGTCACAGGATCACGGACCACCAGACCAGGGGACGGTTTGATATGCATATAAGCCTCACTGCGGTAAATTGACATCAGCGCCGAACTGCGGCGTATCCGGGGTTGCTGGAGGAACACGGGTATCAATCCCCTCCAACGGGAGGGATGGCTCCTGGTAGAACTGATCCGAGCTTTGCACGAACTCCATGCCCAGCTGCTGGTGCAGTGTTCCCAAGTGCAACGCAGTATCCGTATCCGGAGTTCCCACCTGTATCTGCGATCTGAAAAATGGGTATTGCTGCAGCAGACTCATCAGCGGCGTGTAGTTGATCAGCGCTGCCTTGATCTGCTCGCGCATGACCTCCAGATCCGCCTGCACCAGAACAGCGCCAATATCATTGTCGCCAGCTGGATGCTGCACCCGCGCATGCACGTGCAGAGTCGCCGTGACGGTGAATAAAGGTGCCCCGTGCCTGCCTGAAGACTCACCTTCCTCCTCAGGCACCGTGACAATGAGCATCGGATACTCGCCATCCCAGATTGCAATATCCCGAGGCGAAAAGACACTTTGCCCGGCTGCGGTCTTTCCTTTCAGGGCAGCCACCGCTATCTGGCGAAGATCAGCAGAAGTCGTCATCCAGCCACCTTTAGAGGAAGAACAATCCAGCCAACGCCATCCGGGCGAGCATCCACAACAACATACTGCTTAGCACTGATGGTTACTCGATCATTTTTTGCTGGAAAAGCCAGCAAGTCACTTGCGCGCACGCAAAAGGTCGGCCCAGTCGTGGTCCAGGCCGGAAGTCCATCACCATCGATGACGGGAGACTTGTAGCCGTCCGTAAAGATGCCGCTCAATTGGAACGGGGCACCACTAGACGGCGCGTAAAGCGCCTGGCGGCCAAATTCTTCCTGGCAGGCCGCCAGGACTTCTGCGTCGAAGTCGATCACGGCTTAGCTGCCGGCGCGACCCGACTGCAGCACCTCCGGACGGGTGCAGATGAACAGCGGATAAGCATAGGCCTCCATCTTCCACCACATACGGCGCTGCGTGTCGAAGATCGGCAGCACATACACCGGTTTGCCGGGGGTGTTCACCCAGTCGACGGTTTCGCCAGGCGCATTGGCTTCACGGAAGATGCCTGGGGCGCCCACCGGGAAGAACTTCACTTTGTCGTCGGCGATCTTGATCGTGCTGTTGTCGTCCGAGCCGCGATAGTTCATCCAGGTGATGCCGGCGAAGTCGAAGTACGAGAAGGCTGCGCCCTGGCTGTTGTCGCGCAGCGCGGCCGCGTCGGACCAGTTCACGAAGGTACGGATCACGTCCGGGTGGTTGGTGAACAGGTCATAGAACGAGTCGCCGCACAGGGCGAAGACACGGGTGGTCGAGATGAACGAACCCTTGGCCGCACGCGCCATCGATCGAGTGATACCGTTGCAGATCGTGCGCAGGGAGTTGGCCGTGCCGGCCCCCAGGTTGAAGGCAACTTCGGAGGCCTGGGTGATACCGAATTCGTCGAACCAGTTATACAGCACGCTTCCGTCCTTCGGATCCAGCACCATGCCCTGCACTGCTGCCAGGCGCAGGTATTCCTTGGTGTACTCGACGCTCGACAGCAGGCCGGTAGGGCCGCTCAATCGACGCGCAACCTCGGCCTCGACCTGCATCAGCACAGATTCCTGGCCGAACTCCCGGATGTTCTGCAGCTCAGTGGCGTACAGCGTGTCATCGTGCATCAGACGGGGCACATCGAAGTAGCGCATCTTGCGCTTCTCGGTCTGGCGTTGGGTGCCCTCAGCACCGCGCTCAGAGAACGGGATCAGGGCCAGCTTGCCTTCGCGCTCTTCCACCGCCAGTGCGGTGGTGCGGATGGGATTGGGGTCGAAAATGTTCAGTTCGCCCAGGCCGGTAGGCTGGTACGGGTTACGCTGAACTGCATCGGTCAGGGCAACCGCCGAGAAGGCGTCTTGCTGGAAGATATTCAGAATGTCGCTCACGGCGAATGTCCTTTCAGAATAAGAAAAGCCGCCCGTAGGCGGCTTGGAGGATGGCGAAGAGACTGAGCCTTAACGGACCAGCAAGACCTTTGATTGGGCCATTTGTGCGATGAAGGCGGCGATCTGCGGTGCGGTTGCGCCGGCGGGCCAGATCAGTTCGGAGCCATTCAACTCTGCATGACGGAACATCACAAGGGCCTGCTTGTCTGCGGCAGTGACATCTTTGGTGCCATACAGCACAGCCACGGGGACGCCAGTGCCATCAGCAGCTGTCAGGCTCAAAGGGGCATACTTCTTGGAGCCAGCAGCAACAGTGACCTTGAAGCTATCGCCGCCCACGAAGGCATTGCTACCAGCGGTGATGGTGAAGCCCAGGCCACCGCCGGAGAACGCCACTCCGGTTGTACCGTGACCCACTTCGACGCCCTGCGGATCTTCAACCACAAAGTGCGTCGCGTCAGCAAACTGCACTGCGTAGTCGCCGGCTTGTGCCGGAGCCGCCACCGTGATCGCACCAAAGGTGCCGTTTCCGGAATTCGTACCGAGTGCCGCAGCGGCCGCGGTGTTTCCAATGGTCTGCTGGCCCAGCACGGTACCTGCCAACACCTTGACGCCACCTGTCAAGGTAACGGTCTCACGCGAGATGTGGCCGTTTGCTTCGCTGACGATGAAACCACCGTCATGCCACTGCTCCTGCAGCGGCGTTACTGTCGGGTTACCCATGATCAGGGAGTCCTTTCGAAATGGATGGGTTGATTAGCGACGGCCAGAAGCCTTCTTGAATGCAGCATCCCAGCGGCTGGCCGTTTGCTGGGCACGATTGGCGGAAGGAGCGCCGGAGCCAATGCTCGGATTGCGCGCGGCACGACCACCAGCAAACTCGGCATTAGCCATGCTTGCCGGCGTGCTCTCCAACACGGCCAAGGCTTCTTTGCGGGTCATGCTGGTGTTGAATGCCAGATTGGCGGCCAGAACAGGATTGCGGCCGGCAGCCCTCGATCCGAAGATGGCCGCGCAACGGGCGCGCTCACGGCGACGGGCAGAAGCTGCGGCGCTCTTGCCGCGCATCTCTTCTTCCTCGTCATCGTCTTCGGCATCCTGATCGTCGGCCTTGGCCTGGTCTTTCTCTTCGTCGTCAGGATCATCGCCCTCGGCCTTGTCCTTTTCCTGGTCGCCGTCCTCGGCACGCTTGCCCTTCTTGCCGGTGTTGTCTTCGCGGTCCTGCTCCTTCTTGTCCGGATCGTCATCATCCGCTTCCTCCCGACGGTCCTTGTCATCTTCCTCGGCGCGCTTACCTGCAACCCCGGTGAGATGGGCGAAAGACAAGACTTTCGCCATTTGCTTGGTGAGTTTCGACATCATTCTTCCTTATGAAATGACTACTGGCCCAGCTCGGAAAGCAGGGATTGGAATGCCTTATCAGGTGCCATCACAGCATCTGCAAAGCCAATTTCGACGCCTGTGGCGCCGAGGAACGTGGTGGCCTGGGTTGCCCGAACAGCGGACACCTTCATGCCACGGTTGCGCGCCACTGTTTCCACGAACAGAGAGCCCATGGCGTCAATGTCCGCCTGGAATAGTTGCAAGGCCTCCTTGGACAGCGGGATCTCGCTGTGGCCATCGGCCTTGCGATCGCCGTAATGAATCATGGTCACGGCAATGCCAGCGGCCGTCAGTGCCTTGGAGAAATCCACGTGCATACAGATCACCCCGACGCTACCGGTACCGCCAGTACGAGGCACCGAGATATGGTCACAGGCGCTGGCAATGGCGTAGCCGGCCGAGTAAGCTGCCTCGCTCAAGATCGCGTGCATGGGCTTGATTCCCCGGCAGCCATACATCGCGTCCACCAGGTCAAACAAACCCGCGACCTCACCGCCTGGACTATCAATATCGAATGCGATCCCACGCACTGCGGCATCTTCCAGCGCCATACTGAGGTTGGCGCGGATTCCGTCGTACCCCGTCATCCCTGAATAGGGGCGGAGAGTACCCAGCTTCTGCACTAGCGTGCCCTGGACAGGAATGATGGCGACACCTTCGATCACCTCATAGCCTCGCCGTTCGCTGTCGCGCGGCGCGCCGAAGGAATCACTGGCAATCACTCCTGCGGCAACAGAGGCATCAGTAAAATCAAGAGCATGCCCATCCATTCGGAACAGCCGCGTGATGCCGAAGCGCTCCGCTAGGGCAGCCATCACGACTTCGGCCTTGCCGGGAGTGATTGCCAGGGGCGTGTTGAATAATCGCTGCGCCAAAAATGGCAGATTCGTCATTTCGCTTCATCTCCTTGTTCGGGCTCGGAAGCCGAATTTGCGTCATCGCTGTACCACTTGGGCGGCGGCAAGCCGTTGTCTTTGAACATCTGCACTTCGATGGCGCGCTGCGCAATGACTTCCTCGTAGTCCAAGCCTTGTTCGGCGCATTCCCGCTGCAGCGTGGAGAGGCCAGCATCCATCCCAAGAATGGCGCCCTGCTTTTCCTTGACCGGGTCCACCCAGCCACGAGCCACACCGAGCCACGCACATTTGGAGTACGCAGTCCGCGCTTCCAAGAAGCTAGGTGCGCCCGCTGGCAACGGTAAATGCCCACGATCCATCATTTCGTGAAGAACGCCGGCATAAACAGGGGTTGCTGTATTGGTCTTGAATTCCGCAGAGCGCCGCGTGAGCGTCTTCCAGGATTCAAGAAGGGCGGCGCGCGCGGAGCTGTAGTTGGTTTGCGACCAATCCTGGGAAATTTGTTCGGCAGAGATACCACTGGCTGCCGCAAAACTCCGCTGCATTTCTCTCACGAACTCACCAAACCCGCTGTGCGGGTGCGCCGCCGCGACCTGTTCGATCGATTCGCCTGGCGCTAAGGTCGGGATGCGTGCTCCGTTGAGCATCGCGGGACGCTCGTTCTGCCAGTCAACGCGCAGCTGCTGGTACCGGCTTAGCTCCTCAGAGTCGCCATCCAGTGCATCTTGAACAAGCGCGGGGTCATAGGGGCTCTTGACATAGGTTCCGAACGTCGCCGCGATAGTGGCTGCCTGCAGCTCGACGCCGTAATACCGCGCGAGCATCTTGAATCTAGCAATCACCGAGGTAAAAACACCGATGCCGCGATTCTGGCCGGCACGGTCGCGTTCGAAATCGTGGATCACGCGGATCCAACCATCTGGATCTTCTCGCTCGATGCGCTCCCACGTGTTTGCCTCGACGGCGTTGTACCAGTCGTTTTGCTCGGCCTTCCGGATGTGATAGGCCAAAGGCACGCCGAAGTCATCAATTTCTACCCCACCGCGCATGTGCTTGGTGTCCATGATCTGGTAGGGGTTGGAGAGACGATCCGGATCAACTACCTGCCACGCGGTGGCATAGCGTGCCGCGCCGACGCCAATACGCTCAGGCAGCCAGTACGCCATCATCAAGGCATCACCATCGACCAACTTGTGCCGCATAGCGAGACGTAGCTGCTGAGAGGTTGTAAGTTGGCGGCTCACATCGCCATACCGCCCCAGATCCTCTGAGTACGTACGCCACAGGGCCTCTGCCGCCCGACGAAATTCGACCGCCCACTGAGCATCAAAGGTCCGAAGGCTAGTCAGCGTCTGGAGCGCCATGTAATCCGGCATGGCTGACAGTTTCAGCGATGCCCCAACCGTGTTGTCCAAGATCCGGGTGATGCCGCCCGAGGCCAGGCCATCGTTTCGCACCAGGTCTCGCTGGCGCGCAACCATCCGGTCCCGAAACTGGTTGATTTCAGAGTCAGGCGAGCGAATCCACGGCAGCCAATCACCCATCTCCTGCGTCTGCCAACTCGCCGCATCGTAGGGAAAGACGCTCGGTGCCGATCCATTCAGCGACGCAGACGGGCGAGCGTGGGCCGGGCTGGCCCGTTGGATCGGTCGGCCCGAAGCGTCAAGAATGGTCGTCATCAGAAGTTTGTCCAGATTGGCCGGCGGCGACTGCCGAGACCCAGTTGAGCGTTGAGTTTCGCAAGCCAAGCCCGCAAGTCATCCATGTTGGCCTGCTGGTAGGTGACTGATCGCGTTCCATCACCCTGGCTATAGGAAATGGTCACGCGCTTTTTCCCCGTGCTCAGATCGTGCATGGCCTGCAGCGCATCGATCTGCCATTGCCTCAGCGTATCAATGGGAACATTAGCGAGGTCGCTGGTAGCCGGATCATAGTTCGACATTGCTACGCCTTCCGCGACGCTTTCGAGGCCGCCAGCGCCAGAATTTCATGCGGCTTCAGCTCCTCAATACCCTCGATCATCTGCTGCCGAACCTTGTCGGAAACGATCTTGGTCAATGCCTCAAAGGGCACCGTGACGGCCAACCCAGCACGCTCGATCTCAACTTCGCCTGTCATTGCAGCGTTGTGAGTAAAGGTCACGGCGCCGACCTTGGTAGTGATGGACATGCTTTCTCCTATGCGAGCCTTGCGGCCAGCGATTTTCTGGTGCTCTGCGCCACTTGGACGACACTAGCGGCAGCTGCCTGGGGCACTTCTGCCGGCATCGGAGCCGCCTCTTCAGCCGGCGGTGGCGCAAGTAACGCATCGACCCGCTTGTTGAGCTTGAGACCAATATGCATCAGGCCGCAAAGCGCCGCGTAGGCATACACCCGCATATCCAGCGCCTCGTTTGCCTTGCCATTAGGAAGTTCCCACACCCGGAATTTCTGACCAGACTGCATTTTTACGACCGAGCGCTCAGATGTGAGCTGCGCGAAATAGCCGATATCCCGGTCATGCGGAAAGTGCATATAGCCAGGCCCAACGTGCTCTAAATGCAGACGATTACGGATCGTGTCTTTGGCGGCATTGACGCCTAGAATCACCGGACGGAACGTTGACTTGTTCCGAGAACTCGGTCGCTTGGTCGGCCAGACGGGATTACGCGCACCATTGCGTGCAGACTCCCCCTTCACTGCCCAGATGCGCCGGCCCAGACGGGCCTTGCAGAACTGGTACACAGCTTCGGTATGGTGGCCGCCGGAGTCGATACAAGCAGCCATTACCTCGAATCCGCGGCGATCAACACGCCGCCAAATCTGCGCCAAGTAAGCGTCAAGCTGTTCCTGCACCTTGGGGTCAGAAAACTCACCGTCAATCACATGGGTGTCAATCGACCAGCTTTCCTCGTTACGCCCCCATCCAACCGTCTCGACCTCGACCCGGTAATCCTGAACGTCAACGCCCGCCGTCACTACGCCAACACCATCAGGAACCGCCGCTGGCCAGATCTCGCCACGTGCAACCAGCGCCTCCAGCTGGAGCTCCTTCCCGGAATGCGGCCTGTGCGGCTGGCCCATCTGGGTGTTCCACCAAGCCTGCTCCCGATCTGGATCACCTTTCGCCTTCAGCCATTTGCCGGCAATGTCTGCCGGCTTGTCTTTCTGCCAGGGTGAGTACAGCTTGCTTGCCTGGAATCCAGCATGGCTGTTATCGACCGGAGTTGCGCCGCAGTCCGGGCATTTCGCCCGATAAACTGCGTGACGCTCACTCGTCCACCAATCCCAGATCTCATCTACGCTGCCGTCATCCTTCTCATTCCAGCGCTGGTCATAAGCCATCAGTGGCACATGACGGGCACCGCAGCAGTCGAAAGGTTTGGTCTGGTGCCAGCGAGCTGTTTTCAGGGCCTTGAGTCGGTCGCCCTCGGACCACTGAACGCCACAGCACTCGCAATAGATCCTGGCGGTCTTGGGTAAGTGCTCCACAACGTTTCCGGCATCGTCCAGGCGCTTGTCCCAATGGACATGCTTGAAAAAGTCCGGAAACATCCGGTGACCACAATGCGGGCACTCTAGCGAGGCGCGCCGCATGTCGGAATCCTTATAGCTGGCCTCGATGCGGCTTTCATCCTCAATCGTAGGCGAACACGCCCGAATGGAGAGCCAGTTCACCCCAAAGGTAGCGGTACGCTCCTCTGCCAGGGCGATGGGATCGCCCTCGCGCGTCACCGGATATTTGTCGACCTCATCCGACAACAGCACGCGGATCGGGCGGCGCGCCAGGTTGTCAGGACTACCTGCGCCAGCCAGTGCAAGAAATCCGCCAGGAAACGCCTTGTACAGTAGCGTTTCATCCTTGTTGCGCGTTTTGCTGGTACCGACGAGTGCCCGTAATACCGGCGTGACGCGGATATAAGGGGCAATCCGCTCCTTCGCAAACTGCTGGGCGGCCTCCTCTTTCGGCTGCAACAGCAGCATCGGGCACGGGTCAAGGTGCGCGAAAAAGCCGAACACATTTTCCAACAGCGCTGTCTTGAGCAACTGCGTGCTCACCATTGCTGTGATGACGTGGACGCCTGGCTCGGTCACCGCCAACATAGGTCCGCGCGCGATCTCGACGGTATCAGTGCGCCATGCCCCCGACGTGCTCCCCGCTTCGGGCGCCAGCTGCCGATACCGATCTGCCCATTCCGGTACGCTGATGCGCGGCGGCGGCGTCCAGCCTTGGCGGAAGCTTCGCCTCAGCCGGTCAGCTTTCGGGCCGGAAGTCTGCGTTGGGCTCCCCAAGGTCTGCAATGTGCTTGTGGACATAGGCTGTCAGGGCTTCGGTTACGCGGTCAGCCTCCAGGCCGAAGTCTGCCGCCAGTAACGGTCCCATCCGCGCCGGCCAGTTCATCCAGGCATCGCGGGCGGCCCGCGCCTGATCGAACAGCACTGACTCGGCCACCGCCAGGTCAACCAGCTTTCCCGATTTCTCTTCATATTCCAGTTGGTTCAGGAGCGCGAGGTAGTTCTCCTTGATCCGCCGCGCCTCTTCTCGATTCCAAGGAGCGCCGTGCGCATCGATATAGCGCTCTGCGGCTTGCTCGGCCGACTCGTCGTACGCCAGCTCGGGAGGAGGAAGCACCTGCCGTTTGTTACCTTCCGGCGCGGCCGGTTTGTTACCTGGGTTGTTACCCGACTTGTTACCCTGTTTGTTACCCTGCTCCGTCGAGGTAACAGTTTCTAGAACGTCCGTACGGTACTTTTTCAGCAGCGCATTGGACGCCTCGACATCAACCAAATCGTCCTGAAACACAAGCCAGCCGCGCTCCTTCCATTTGGTTACCGTCTTTCGACTGACGCCGTGAAGGGTGGCGAAGCCCGCTTGCTTCAGCAGTTCCATTTGTTACCTGTTACCCAAATTCCAAAATTTCATAGCTGGGGATACAACGCGGTGCGCAATGCCCGCCCTGCAAGGGGGCCCCAGGGGGGGGGGGGGGGGGGGGGGGGGGGGGGGGCTCGCGACATAGCTGCCGCATGGGTAGCGGGCTTTTTGTTAACGTGCCGTGGCAGCGGCTCGCGACATAGCTGCCGCAAAAGCAGGCGCGAGCTTCGCATCAACGACCTGCTTTGCAGTCAGCCCGAAACGCAGCTGCTTGCGGACAGGCAGTGCATCACCGAATCGAATCAGCAACTTCAGCCGACCTGTTTTGTTAGCGCCCCGTAGAGCGCGGCCGCCGCGACCTTTGTTTTTTGTTTTCGGCAGCATCGAACGCTGCCATACGCCATTGATGACGCCAGCCTTGGTCTCGACCGGGCCGATGAAGATATCCGGCCTCGCTTTGAGCCTGGCTAAGGTTGACTTGGGAAGTTGTCCATACTGGTCAAGCTTGATATCCTTGGGATTGAGGAGCGCTTTACTCGGCAACACGTGCAATCCACCAGTCTCATAAGGTGCCAAATATTTGGCGGTGATGTCCTTCATGAAAATGACTGCAACGGGATTCGCCTTGGTGGCCACCTTCAAACCAAGTGAATTTTGTGTGAAGGGCTTAGGATGTGCGAAAACAGCGCGAATATTGTCCTGTTCCGCCTTCATCACTTCTCGCGCTATAGCATTCAAGGCCTGAGAACGCGCAAAATCAACTTGCTTTCGCAATGTTCCAGCTATCTCACGTGCCTGGCGATCTAGATCAGACCGGACATTTAGAGCAATCACGTCTGCCCCTTATCAAAAAGCATCACTCAGACTAACGACTTCCCAATCGTGCGAGCTATGCCGGCGATTTAACAGTGTCGCCGGCGAGCGGAAACTACTTGATGTTGATGCCCCCTGTAGGACTCTTACTGCAGGCCTTGGAACAATGTAGCCAATGCGTTTCCAAGAGCTGTATTGCCAGCTTCGTTACAGTGGATGCTATCCCCTGAATAGACGTAGGCTGACGCGATGACTCCGGTACCCGGCGTGGTGGTCGTGTCCGAAATGATTGGGTCATTGTCGAACAGGATGACGCGCCCGGCCGTTGCCTGGTCTTTTGCCCACTGGATCAAGCGTTGACGTTGTTGCTCGGCTGTTCCGTTGTACCCGCACGCATAGCCGGTCGCCAGAATCGTTACGATTCCCTTCGCTATCAGCGCGGTAATCATTGCATCCGCGCGCGCGATAGCCGCATCACCTGCAGCAGCACTGGTGATGCTGTCGTTGGGTGTGTGCACAGGGAACAGGACATGCGTGGCCGAACCGCCTGCGGCAAGATAGTCGGAAATTAGTTTGAGGTACTGCGAACTAGAAAAGCCCGAAGCCCCCATGGTGCAGACGTCTATCGGCTTTGCCAAGTTGGCCGCCTGCAGCGGTTGCATTGCCCACGTTGTACCACCCACCACAGGATGTCCGCCGCCGACATAGCGGGAATCTCCACCAATCAGCAGCGCGAAATGCGGTTGTGCATACTCGAATTCAAACCAGAACGGCAGCATGTAATACGAGTTGAGGTCGGGTGGGTTCAGCGCCAAATTCGACACACCTGCACCGGTCCCATTCAACCGAGCGGCGCGCCACGCCCTAACTCCCGCTTGGCCGATGGTTGCGGCGTAAGGCCGGTAATCCGCCCCCACATACGTCCACTGCCCAGCCGGCAACATCTGCTCCATCCGAGCAAGGAACATCGGGCCGCCCGTCTCGCCAGACTTGCGCGCACGAGACGCCAGCGGGATACGGTCGGAACGAATGACTGCGTTTGCGGTTTGTGCGCTGTCGCCCGTGGCCGCCGGCATCGTGAAGTCGGCTTGGCCGCCGTTCCAAGTGACGGGTGCCCAACCGCGCCCTTGGCTGTCAATCGGCGCTGCGTACACCACACCGTTCACATTTGGTTGCCAGGTGTCGTTGACGGTGTTGCCGCCAACCGTGTCAGATGTTGCGACGACGGCTTTGAACTTCGGCAACACTTGATTCGCGAGCGTTTTGCTCGCAATGCACAGCCGGACGGCGACGACCTGGCCAGACGCTTCTTGTTGCAGCACCCCCGTGGTCACGTTGACGTTCGCTCCCACGGTCAGAAGTGCATGGTTCGGGACATTTTGGCTTGCGATCGCTCACCCCCCGGTGCGTAGCCGACGGTGTTCCCACGCCAATGGCGTTGACCGCTGCCACTGTTACGTACACCGCCACGCCGTTCGTGAGGCCGTTCAGCGTCAGGGGGCTGGCGCCTCCATTGGCGCTGCCCAGGTAGGCATTGTCCGAAGCGCGATAAACCGCCATCTGGTAGGCGGTGATCGCGCTGCCGCCGTTGTCCGCGGGCGCAGTAAAGGTGCCGGTGACCGAGGCATTACCGGCGGACGCCGAGACACCGGTCGGCGCGCCTGGCGCGACCACGGGCACGGTGCCGCCGCTGCCGGCGTAGGAAAGGCCGATGGCGCGGCAACCGATGACCGCGCCCCGGTCCGAGGTCAGCTGGGTGTACGTGTTCGCCGTTTGGCCAGAGATGTCCGAGCCGTTGCGGGTCCACTGGAAGCCGGTGGCCGAGTAGCCAGAGCGCATCGATGCAGTCAGCACATTGCCAGCGCCCAGCGTTCCGGCAATAAAGACCGGCCCTTGAGTCAGACCAAAAACGGATGCCAGCTCCAGGAAATCGCTTTCATCGATCATTGCTGCACCCACTTCGAGGAGCTGACCAGCTTTCCATTCGTCCAGGTGAACGTTTTGACCCAGGTGATGCGACCATCGGTCTTGGTGATGGACGCAACCGTGCTATCCGCGTTATACGCGTAAGTTGTCGTCATCTGATCCAACATGGAAACTCCGGGAAAGTAAGCAAACCCAATAGCGGCGTGAGGGCGAAAGCCTGATCGACGTACTGCAAATAAAAAAGCCCACGACCAGTCAAGGCAGTGGGCAAACCCTCAAGAGGGAGGAGACATCCAAATGCAAACAAAAAAGATTACACAGCCCTTGCGCATGTAATCTTTTTTGTTTACACTAGATTCATAAATTCAACTGAAAGGAGGTGCGGTGAAGCAAAAGGAGTTTGTCAGGTGGCTCTCCGAACAAGGCGCGACATTCAAGGAAGGCGGCAACCACTTGAAAGTCTACCTAAACGGCAAGCAGACGGTGATACCTAGACATTCCGGCGAACTCAAAACTGGAACAGTCAACGCTATCAAAAAGCAACTTAACCTGAAGTGAGGAAAAGCCCCGAAAGGGGCTATTCCCTCACGCCAAGCTTCACCGCACCATACGAGCAATTTCGTTGTGTTTCGTTACTACGATACAGAACAGGAGAATTCATGAAATACCCGGCACACTTTGAAGCTGATGCTGAAGCAGGTGGCTTCGTTGTTACATTCCGCGATATTCCGGAGGCGATCACCCAAGGAGAAAGCGAAGAGCAGGCTTTAGCCATGGCAGCCGATGCGCTGCTGACCGCTATGGACTTCTACTTCGAAGAAAAGCGTGCAGTCCCGCCACCCTCGCCCGCAAAACGCGGCGAGCGTCTAGTTTCGCTTCCGGCCAGCGTTTCGAGCAAGGTCCTGCTTCTCAACGAAATGCTTGGCCAGAAAGTCGCACCAAGCGAACTAGCCCGCAGACTGGGAACGACGCGCCAAGAGATCAATCGTTTAATTGATATGGGGCACTCCACTAAAATCGATCGGATCGAGGAAGCACTTGCTGCTCTCGGAAAAAATCTGGAGATCGCACTCTCATGAGCCAACCAGAAAATAAACCTGCTGGTTGGTATGAGTCCCTCTTAGAAAATGATGGAGCTTTCAAAGCGGTTTTCGATCATTTCCGCAATTTCACTATCGCCGGAGGTATTGTTGCAATCGGGATTTTCGTCGCCAAACACGAAGTGCGGCAAACGTTTTTCGACTGGTTTGGAATAGTTTCGGGCTACAGCATTGCTGCTGTTGGGCTCTTTCTCGGCTTCATTAACGAAAGGCACGGCAGGCGAAAGTACCTCAAACTGAAAATCCCACTTTTTTGGGACTTTATCTTCCGGCTCACGTATAGCCTTTCCGTCATTCCGCTGATCGGATATTTCATCCTCAAAGCCATTGGCTAGCGTCGGTTGCGCCCCTCCATTCGAAAAAAAGCCCCGAACCAAACGGTATACCCAGAGATATCTGCAAAATAGTCGCGGCATCAAATAATGCTTTCAAATATCAGCCCTTTTTCTCAGCGCGAAGTGCCGGACAATAGATGAATTGGCGTGATTTTGAGGGTGAAAAGTCCGGTCGTCAATAAATATTTTTCAGATTTTAGTTCTATTCAGATTCGCCGCATATTGAACGATAGCGGCGCGTTCTGCTTGATAAATGTTTTCGTCTTCGCGCACATTCCGCAAGAGGTTGAGGAAGATCCGATCACCCATCGTGGTTGCCTCTGCCAGAGCGTGATGAATGTCCCGATATCCATGAGGGTTTCCCGCGCGGTACCCTAGATCAGCGAGCAGTCTTCGCACATTTTGCTTGTAATGCCGCTCGGGCCGCTTACTGCCGCCTGCGGCCTTCCCCACATACCTACTTTTCGATGCGCCGGAATCTTTGTCGAAAATCTCCCACATATAGAGCAAAGGCTTCTTGCGATCGACGCTGTCATCCGCAACGATCTGAAAGGTCATCTCAGGGATGTCAGCCAGCGTCGCCCTTACATCGCCTCGATAGGCCGGATGCCCACGCGTTCTCTCGCCACGCACAGCCATCCAGAAATATTTAGCGTTGTGCCTGAATATACTGCCAGCATCTTTTGCGGCGAACGTCTTCCCGTTGATCGCACTCATCAAAAGCTGGACTATTTCGATGGTGTCGAAGAAGATTTTTTCAATTACCGCCTTTGTCAGGGAAGGGGTACCGGACGCAGACTCGACTACCTGCCGATGCGCCAAGCGCTCATGACGCACAGCCCTCATTTTCTCCAAATTTTCGTGAAGATCGCCGCCCTGAAGATATCTTCCGATTCTCCGAACGATCTCAGCAAATTTCGGGACAAGATCTTCCTCCAAACGGTCGCGCACCCCCTTAGAGCGCATAGCCAGACGCAACGTCCGATCGTCAAGCAATCTGCTGACAAAGTCCTTGTTTCGCAGCTTCTCGCGGATGTCCGTCAACCTAATTGCCCTTGGGTCTTTATCCCAAAAACGCATGATCGCCAGCAACAATTCTCTTTGAAGCGAGAAACGTATTACTTCGAAGGTCTGGGTCGCATATGAAGATCCAAGGCGATCCATGAGAGCCACATCGGTGGCCGCAGGAAGCCAAGCCTCGTAGAACCGCAGGGCAGTTACCAATTCATCCTCCGCGGCAGATACCGCCCTGCGGACGATTTCCACCTCCTCATCTTGCGCCGGCTCATCTGGCCGCACTGAAGATACACGCATTTTTTTCATTTCCCTCTTCCATTGGAGGGATTACACCCCTCTCTTCTAGTTTTTCATCACTCCATTTTTACGCTGCCACTCGCGCAAGACGATGTTGTGAGCCTGCGCAACGATCTCATGGTACCTTGATTTCCCCACAGCCAGAAGGCGTGCCTTCATGTCGCGTCCGCGCACGATGACAATCGACTGGCGCACGGCGGCCCTTTCCAAGTGATGCATCACGAACGCTTGGCGGTGTTTATCCGGGAGTGAGATCACAATTCGCTCCAGAGCCACCGCGGCCTGTTCGTCGAAAGGTGCCACACAACTGGCACGCGATCCTTTGTACGCAAACCCAAGCGGACACCGGAAGCCCATGGGCATCCAATCCCGCTTACGCCCCCACCGCAACCAGTTTTCGATCTCGTGATGCAAAATCCCCTCGACTTCTTTTGTTTTCAGTTCCGCGTCTTCCATTAGGCCTCCCGCCCTTACTGATTCAAATTCAACGTGGTTGGCTGGATCGCCCTGCCGCCCGTAATACTTCGCCGGTAGCGCCCTGGATGGCTCCTTCCCCTCACGCACCAGAGCTGCCACCAACCTATCGAAAGCCCGACTCATCAGCGCTCTTTCCCGAAATGCCGCAGCAACATAGCCAGCGAACCACCGAATGCCACGAAGAGCGCCACGAGTGTCAGAAGCAGCTCAATATCATCGCCTTGCATCTCGATCTCCCTCAGTGCCCGCACGGCAACTCGCCGTCTTCATCGGTCTTGGCACCGCAACTCAGGCAAACCAGCGGGGCACCGTTTATCTTGGCGCGCAGCTGCACGTCCCAGGTGTGCTGACGCGTCTGGCACGCCCAAAACTAATTGGGCCAAATTGCGCCTGGGCAATACATTGGAATAGTGGTGCGCAGCCTCAATCCGCGACGTCTTCAAGGCTAAAGTCCGATCTTGCTCGCGGATGCTCTGACGGATGATGGTCGGCCTGTCCTCGGCCGGAATGGCGGCGATCATGAGAAAGTCTCCAGTGTTTCCAGGTTGATGAAGGTGAACCGGTAGTCGAAGCACGCTCCGGTATCGATGTAATGCACGTTGCCCAGCACCAGCGGCTTTTGCACTGGCGTGTGACCACAGATGACAGCCCGCACGCCTTGCACATGCTTGATGTTTTTCTCGGTAATGCGATCTCGACACCACATGACGTGCTCTTCAATCGCCTTCTGGTCCTTGCGGCTCAACTCGCCGAAATTCTGGAGCACTGCGCGGAACTGGCCCCACTCCATCGGCGGGCACTCGGCGTGGACGATGCCCACCAGGCCATTAGCGGTCTCTACCTCAATAGCAAGGGGCAGGTCTGCCATGACTAGCGCTGTCTGGATCTGTTGGTCCGGTGTGCGTAAGATGTTCCAAGCCCCACCATTCATCGAATAGTGCCGGCCGACCATGTTCCCTTCCGGCCAGCGCTCCGCCATATCGTCATGGTTGCCTTTCACCGCGTGAAACCATGAATATGCGAGAAACTCTTCGGCCCGCTCGCTCTCCGGTCCACGATCAACCAGGTCGCCGACCGCAAAGAGGCGGTCCTTGGCGCGGTCAAAGAAGGTTTCGAGATAGCCCTCCAGCTTGCTGAAGCATCCGTGAATATCGCCCACCGCGTAGTCGGTACCGTGATGGTTGGCACCGAAGCTCTTGATCATCGAGTTCATGCGCCGCCCTCCGCAATGACCGCCTTCATGTGCTTCGTCGTCCAGCGCGTAGCCTCGCTGAGGCGCACCATAGCCGTGGCGCTCACGCCAATTTTTCCGGCCCGCATCTTGCTGATGGCGGGCGGATCGATACCCAGGCAACGTGACAGGGCTGTATCGTTCTTTAGGCCCAAGCCCGCGATTGCGTTGTCGAACAGGGTTGCGGTGGTCACAGGTCACTCCCATCAATTCGCACTACGGAACCCATTTCGCCCCAGCCACTTTGTTTCGCAACGGCCTGGACACCCCAGATGTCTTCATCCACGATAGTGCCGTCCTCCAAACTGGACGGCGTGGCCAGCACCACCGAGTAGTGCTGCGGGAGCTTTTTCAACTCCTCGATCAATTCCGCGACAGTCATATATTTCTCCTTGGATATCTATTTGTTATGCGGCCTTGGCCGCTTCCTGCAGGCCTTCCTTGATCTGGAAGTCCTTGATCAGGTCGCGGGCATAGCCAGCGGTCATTTCGAGGGACGCGGCCCGGATGTGCTGCAGCGATTCGCGTGCGGCCGCTGTCTGGTGGTGGTCAATGGGCATGCCGTATTCCAGCGCCTTCCCGAGCTTGCGCAGGCCGTCCAGGTGCAGATCCTGGCCGATGCGGGTTTCATGGATTTCGAAAGCCTCCACCACGCCGCCGATTGCCACTGCGCTGTCGTACCAGTGGCCATCACCCTGATCCTTGAAGACCGCTGTGCCGTTACCGGCAACGTCGATGGTCCCGTCCTGCTCCAGCTGGTCGATGATCGCCAGCAACGGATCCATGATTGCCTTCACCTTCCAGGGCTGCATCTTCAACTTGATAGTGTCGCCAGCCAGGCGGCCAGGCTTGTACGCCTTGCTCCGCTTCTTCATAGCGCGGCCCCGCCGATCTCGATATGCACTGCGCCAGGCTTGCGGCCGTAGCGACGCGTCAGCAGCACCGGCTCAAACTGGCTGTCATCAACGCCAAGCGCTTCAGCAACACCATCCAGACCGGCCTTCATTGCCGCAAGCAAGTTGTCACGGTCACGCGGTCGGCGATCAGGAAGCTCGAAAGTGATGCGCAATGGCACGTCGCCCTTTACCGGAGACCACGCTACCGAGCGTGCCTCTTGCCGGGCCAGGACAAACCCTTCCAGATGCGCCTTCTTCCGCAAACCCGAGGTAGCAGCCCAGTGCATCCCGTTCGCGTTGTTGGGATTCAGACGCTTGTCCGGGAATGGCAGCGTGACGGCGACCAACTTCATGCGGGCTCGACCAGCTCGGCCGCCTCGATGACATGAAGGCCCAGACGCATTCCGATGTCATGCTCCAGCGTTGCCCCACGGGACTTACGCCAGCCGGCGAGCATCGCCACACCGTCGCACATCACCAGCTCGCGGATGTCGATGCGCATGCACTCCAGCCAGTCGTTGCTGGTCGGATTGAGCTCTGCTGGGTTGATGATCTCGTGACCCAGCGCGCGCAGACGGGCCGCTTCCTCGTGGAAGCGCGGGAAATTCAGATCGGGGATACCGGTCATCGGTCCTGCAAGGTAAAACTTCATGCACCTCTCCTTTGTGGCAATTGCTTTTTGAATAATTCATCCTGAGCCTGAAGCCATGCGGCACGCTTCATCACCGCCTCTTTCGTTGTGGCCTCGAAGTGGCTGCAATCACGCTGCGCCGTGGTGCTCGGGTAGGTGGCCGATTCCACGAACTTGCACGTTGCGAACCCACGCTTCGCCATTTCCGGCTTGCTGCGAAGGTCGCAGTGTGCGCAGTCCAGGCAGCGCATCACGCCACCTTCTTCTTCAGCCCACGCGCGGCCTGCAGGGCGGCGTTCCGGTTCTCGGGCGACACCTCGGCCTTGCCCTCGTCCTTTGGCTGGGCCGACACCACGCGCTGGCCCGATACCGTAACGGGCGGCCTGCCGCCGTTGTCGATGGCTTCCTGCACGCGCTGCTTCAGCGAGAACGCCGATTCGCCAGGGATGGTCTTGAGACCCAACTCCGCAGCCTTGGCGATCACGCCCTGCTCTGTCGCGAACCATGCCCCATTGCCGCCCTGCTTGCCCTGCGGGTTCATTTCGTCCTCGCGGCGGCACCAGTTGCGCCAGGTCGCCAGCCAGTCGGCCTTGCTGCCCTTCTGCCCTGGCTGTGCCAGCCAGTGGTCCTTGAACTTCGCGCCCACCGAGCGGAGACGGTCAGCGGTCCAATGCGGGAACTCCTGCAGCGTCCACTCGCCAAGCGATTTCGTCAGAACCCAGTCCGAGGGCAAGCGCGTCCCACGCGCTCCCTGACGTTTCTTTGATGGTTCAACTGATGGTTCCTTGACGGTTATGGGTGCGAGATCTGCGGGGGTGGGGTGCGAATTCTGCGGGGGTGGGGGTGCAGATTCTGCGGGGGTGGGTGCAGGATTCGACAGGGGTGCAGATTCTGCGGGGGTGCGAAATTTGCGGGGGTCGATCTTGTAGACCGTGCTGCGGCCTTTGCGCATGAGGCGCGTGATGATGCCCTCGCCTTCCATGTCCGCGACGTGCTGCTGCACGGTGCGCTCGCCCATGCTGCACTTCGCCGCAATTGCCTGCACCGATGGGTAGCACTCGCCCTGGTCGTTGGCGTTGTCGCACAGCGCTAGAAGCACCAATTTCCTGCCAGCCGGCAGATCGGTCTTCCATGCGAGCGTCATCAGCGCAATACTCATTATTCAGCCTTCAACAAACCCTTGCGGGCCAAAACTTGGTGGGTCAGCGTGACCGCCTCTTCGAAGCGCTCCAGCATCTGTTCGTGTGTCATGCCTGCGGGACGCGGCGCGCGGCCGTCCAGTACGTCATGGCAGGCGCTGCAGCCATACGCTGCGCGGGTATCTGGGGCCTTCAGGCCCATGCCCTTGCCGTCATTCAGCTGGTTGCTGTGGCAGAGCACGGTCGTATCGGTGCGGTGGTTGCACACCAGCGGGAAGCGCAGCGTGCATTCCTGATCGCGCGCGGAGGCGCGGATCTTGGTCATCTTGGGCTTGGAGGTCTTACGGGCCCTCATCTGCGACGATGCAACGCGCAGTAGGCCAGCGCCGGACTTGGCAAACCCCGTACGCTTCAAGGGCTTCGTACCGGGGCGGAGAGGCGTTTTACGCTTAAGCATTGCGCCCCAGCTGCCAGCGCACGTAGGGAATGCGAATGCGATCATGAAAGCGCTCAGCAGCGGCAGGATCGTGGTCCAGCTTGCTCCGCTTATCCACTTCGCAAACCCGGCGCACCAAATCAGCCGCTTTGTCCGGAGTGTCGTAAGGCGCGTCGTCCTGCCAATTCGCATCGAGGAACGCGCGGAAGTGCGGCTGTTGGCAGAAGATACCGGCCAACTTGGCGAGCGCTCCGCCCTTTTGCTTTTCTACTTGCATGAGGCCTCAACCCGCGAAGTGCTGCCAGGTCATGAGGATCTTGCCGTTGCGCTTCACCGGCTTGCCCTCTCCATCCATCACCATGTTGCGCACGCGGACATCAGCGCCCTTCACCTGATCGCTGCGCAGCGCCAGTGCTGCCCATTCGCGGGCGAACTGGGGTGCATCGAAAGCCGGGCTCACCTGGCGATGCCGCGTGGTCGTGTTGAACAGATCCCGCGCGAGCGCATCGACCTGGGCGCGCCACTCCTCCATCGTGAGATTGCGCTTCTTCTCGTCGTCGTAGCGCTTCACCTTCTTCTCAGCGATGCGCAGGCAGTCCGTACGGCTCACGCCGAATACGCAAAATGCACTCATTTGATGACTCCGTGATAGATCTTCGACATCCAGATGGTGATCGGACGGTGATGTGCATGCGGCAGCTTGGACACCCCCATGCCGGCCTTCTCGCAAACCCCGGCGCGGCAAGCACCCATTGCAACGGAACCCCAGGCACGCTTATCTGGAGGCGGGGGAACCTCGACAGAGGCCGCACTAACGTCTTCCGTGGTGAACATCGCGTGTTCGCTCGCATACTTTCGGAATGCCGCCTGCGCCAGTTCGGTCCAGTCGGTGCAAACGCGGTCTGCATGATCTGCGGCGCGCTCCGCCCCCTGAAGAGCAAGGGCAAACCCAGATTGCGCGCCGCCACTCATTTCTTCGTCCCAACTTGGCCCAACATGTCCCCGCGCTCAAATGCCTGAACTTCGGGATGCAGCGCGCCGCGGTAGCTTTTCAACACGTGATAGGAAAGAAGCTTTTCCGTGGGAACGCCCTGCATCGCAGCACGCACTTCCAGGCTGTCAGCCTCGTCTTTCGGCAGGTCCACCTGCATCTGTCGTCGGTCCATGACTACCGCCCAACTTGGGACGAAGTGGCACTGACGCCTGAGATCTGCGCGGGCAAGATGCCAACTGAGCCAAGCAAATGCTGAGCAGCGATGCGGGCCAACGCTGCCGATACGCTATCGAGCTGGTTCAGCTCCATGTAGAGCAGCAAGGCGCTGTACACGTGGTCCGGCACTCGGGTCTTGACCTCATTGCGATACGCGGCACGGGTTCTCATCTGGCACCTGATTTTTATTGGAGTAAAAAATGAATCGAATGAATAAAAGAGAATTGGCGAGCACTACTTGGCCAACTCAGCATGGCCGTAAATATCCGGTCGCAAATCAAAACGCGAAACCACACCGCCGGTCGCGCGCTCAATGGAAAGGCACCGCTCGGCCGGCGCAGACCTTCGGGCCACCCATTGCTGCACGGCCTGGGGAGTCACGCCCACCTTCTCGGCAAGCTCTGTTTGTCCGCCCACCAAGCGGCAGGCCTTTTCAATTGAGGTTTCCATCCCATCATGTTAAAGGCGAACTTGTATGAATACAAGTATTTCTTTAAGAGACAATTACAAGGTCAGCTTGTATGATCGCGCGATGGAATTTAAGAATCGACTTCAGCAACTACTGCAGGCCAAAGACGGCGGCAATATGTCGTCGCTAGCTGCCTTCTGTGGCGTCACTCCGCAAGCCGTCCAGCAGTGGGTCGCCCAAGGGAGGACGCCTCGCGCCCACCGCCTACAGCAAATTGCTGGCTACTTCGGAATCACGGAGAAGGAACTGCTTTTCGGGGAAGAGATACCCGGCGGCGCGCAAGAAGCGGCGGAGGCGCCGTTGCGACTGCCCGATTCCTTTATTCAGGTCCGGGCTCACGACCCCGATGACCAAGACTTTGTGACAATAAAAACTGTGCGACTCAAATTATCAGCGGGGATAAGCGGGTACTCGATTGAGCCTGAGCGCGGGGAGGGAACGCCGATTGTTTTTCAAAAGGAATGGCTGGAACGGCACGGGTATTTCGCAGAAAACCTGATTGCCCTAAAGATCCGGGGCGACAGTATGCGCCCCAAGCTGGACGATGGAGACCTGGTGGTTATCAATACGGCTGACCGTATTCCAAAGGACAACCACGTCTACGCAGTCAATTTTGATGGTGAGGATGTTATCAAGCGGCTATGCCGTGAGAACCGGGAATGGTGGCTGGTATCGGACAATCCTGATCAGAAGTCATACCCGAAACAAATTTGCAAGGGTGCCGCCTGCATAATCATCGGGCAAGTCATCTACATGCAGAGCCGTGCTCTATAGGACCAAAATAAAAATAGGGGGATATGAAACAAATTTTTGCGATGCTGCTAATTGGAGCATGCCTCTCCGCAGGCTCCGACTCGAAAGCGCCAGAAGCCAACAACGTCACCCGGCAGATGCCGAAGCGGTAGCTTCGAGCAATACTGGACCGTCTGATGTACCAACATCGGATAAAAAGTAGCAAGAGATCCAAGCCTTCACGAAGGCAATCTGGTTCTCAGGCCTGCAGCATCGAGAGCGCACGAAAAACTGGCTCAATCCCAGCTGACGGAATTGGCTAGTCGGGATATGGGGCCGTTCGTGTCCAGCGTGAAGGAACACCGAAGCCAAATCAAAAAGTCTGGCACAGACTAGGCAGACTCAAGATACCTCAGTCTCAAACAAACAAGGATACTGAGCTATTTCCTGAACGCTCCTTGGCATCATTTAAGAGCAGCAACTAGCTGGAACTTAATAAAACAGACTGATGCTATAGCCCTTGAATACGGGTATATCGATTTGGCAAGGAGATGGATAGGCGTAATTGAGATATCGACACGCACTCAGCCTCAGCCCTGACTAACTTTCAGCGCGTGTTCTGGAACCATGGGGACGAGAGCACTGATCTTTTGAAAGAAACAACGACTGTACTTCCCACAGCCAAGCCCAAACGACTACGGATTTTAGTCGCAGCATGTCGTAATTTTTGCTTCAAATTCCTCTGGGATCTAAATCTACAATAGGTGTTGCGTATGAACATCAGAAAAAGTCAGCTAATAATCAACACAACCAGCAGAAAAACCATCCGAATAACAAAGTTCACTTTTAAGTAAACACTTAAGATGGTATATTTTACTAGGCTGAGAGTGGGTTTTCCCGATCCACCAAGACCGCTCGAAGATAAACCCAACAGCTGGAAAATTTACGTCACCTGCCAATCGACCGATTTTAGGTACACAGACGCAATTGCAGATGTCAATGTGCTTTCCGAATCAGATCAGTTGAGCGCGCGCGGGGCCCTTGTAACTATGATTGCGAAAGGCTCCACAGGGATGCCGATTCAAGAGCTTTATGACGAGAAAGTATGCCATCCAGCGCATGAATTTACATACGAGAGCGCAAGCGGAAAACACAGCGTTATACAGATTTTGAGAATCAGAGGGAGTGATATCCGGATCTATTTCATCTACTTGCCCGGCAGGATTATTTTGATCTTGAAAGTCGAAGAAAAACGCAAAGATAAGCTAAGCAAAGGTCAAAAACAAGTACTGGAAACTTTGGCAACGGCCGCGCTAGACGCGATTGAACAGCACACATTTGTAGCAAGGATCGTCCCATGAACAACTCTTCCAACCTTCCGGCCGAACAAGCCAAACGGTCGGATGAAGATATGTTTAGTAATTTGCCCCCTCTCGATGGTTGGCAGATCAAGAGCGAGGTTATCGCCGCCAATTTGGCTGCTCTTATATATCACTGCGGTAAGTCTCGCGCCGCGATCGCTGAAGAGCTAGGGATGCACAAAAGCGCAGTCACGCGCCTCTTAAGCGGTAAAAACAATACAAAATTGAAGACTATTTGGGAAATTACGTCCCATCTGGGCTTTGATTTTGATGTCGTTTTTCACAACGCAAGTGTCCCGCCTCCTTTACAGCCCTGGGATCATGAGTCCCCCCTTGAGGCAGAGTCTCATTACGTGCAAATTCTTACAAACGATTTTGTCCCCGCGAAGTTCTTTGACTTGCAAGTGCAAACTCAAGATGAGGTTGTGAGAGACCATGTGAATGGAATTGGGCGCGAACGCCTGTATATATCGGAACCAAAATCCATTCCGCTGACACCCATGGCATCACTAAGCTATAACGTTGATACCAAACCATCCCTTGGAATCTCCAAGCTTGAAATGATCGACTTTTACAAATACATTCCAATTGAATCTGAAAAAAACCATGAGTAAAACAGCCGCGCCGGACAGACTCTCTGTCTCCCCAACTCTGGTCAACAATCCAGATACCCACCCTATCATATACGCCGATCGTATCGTGAACGTATCAATTGGGCCTGGAGTTACGAAGCTTCAGATGGGGCAACAGATTGGGAACCAGCCAGAACATATCGCTTGCTTAGAATTAGTCATGCCCACTCTTCAGCTGATCGAGGGAATCCAATTCATCCTTAAGCAGGTAGCAGAGGACGACAATTTGAAGCAAAACATACTGAAAATGATGGAAATCTGGACAAAGAAGATTGATACCCTTCAAAAGTAGCATCATGTATTCCCCTCTGTGGATCAGAAAAACCGCACCCTTGGCAACCCCCCCCCCTACCCGCGCCATATTCCTAGAAATACAAATAACTCTTGAACTTATAGCCAAGGTATCTATTCAGGAACAATCATCTATACAAGTTTTACTTGTTTTGATACAAGTTTTACTTTAACATTCAGAACATCAGCTCACCTCTGCCACAGCGACCTGAGCAGATCCACTTTACCTGTCGACAATACGAGGAATAGACATGGCAACAGACAAAAAAGCTGTCGTCCCCCATTCGGTACGGAGCCACTCATCGCAGCCGAAGAAGCCGGCGACAAACCCGGTCGATTTGTCGACACTGCTGAACCTGCCCGCCCAGATGGAAGCTGGTTTTCAGCGAGTCATCGACGTGCTGAGCAAACCCGCCTTGACGAACTCGGTGCCGCCGCTTCAGACCGCCGCTGAGAATGCCGCCGAGCGCCTGGAGGCAATCCTCACTATCTTCACTGGCAAGCAGGCGCAGAACGTCCTGCAGGACATGCTGGAGGCTGGCCATCCGCCGTCTCGCGAGCAGTTGCTGCGCGCGGCCGACAAGCTCATCGCCTCGCGAGGTGGCAAATGACTTGCCGCTATCGCTACGTCTTCGCTGACGGATCCGAACGCACCGGAGAGAAGGTTGGCTCCCCCGCAATCATCGAAGCCGCCGGTTATTTGGCTGGCGCACTCGGTGTCACCGTGCTGGTGGTCGCATGAAGAAATTCTGCCTTGGTTTCGCTTGCGGCGCGTGCTTCATCGTCACCGCCGTTTTCTTCCTGGCCTCGTTGCAAACCGCCAAGGCTGCACCCGCGCAAGTTGCTTGCTGGAGGGCGAAATGAAATTCCTCGCAGCCATCCCCGTTTTCATTCGCCTCTACGGCTTCCATCGCCGGGGCGGCAAGCAAGTTGCGGCAGCAGTCCGCCTTTCGGCTCGCGCATTCGAGAGCCCGTTTTACCGCTAATCCCCCTGCCCGCCCCCCCCGGCGGGTCGCCCTGGCAGACGGCCGGAAATCGTCTGCCCACCCTTTTTAATCTGACTGGGACAACCCATGGATATCACCATCAAGATCGACATCGAGAAGGCCATCGCCGACACCCTTGCGCCGGAAAAGCTGGCACCGATCCTCGACAAGCACGTTACCGAGGCCATCACGTCGGCCATCAGCACCGCTACCGGCTACAACAGCGATTTCCGCAAGGTGCTGACCGAGCAGCTCAAGGATGCTATGCCGCATGGGCTGGCGCTGGATGATGTGGCGAAGTTCCAGCACATCCTGAATGGCGCAATCAGTGCCGCCGTCTCGGGCGCGAACAATGACGCCGTTCGTACGGCCATCGAAAAGAGCGTCATCGGCTCTATCCAGTCAGCCCCCGCCACCATCAAGCTGAGCGAATTCATGGAACTGGTGCGCGACGGGCTGCACGTCGAAGGGGGAGCCAAGTTCTACGCATACCTCGACTCTGACTATGGAGTTAATCACCTCTACCTGGACAAAAACCCGGCGCCAGGCTCGTCCACTAGCTTCCGCGGCGATTACCGCTCGCGGGAAGATCGCAAGTACAGCGCAGCATACTCCCTCGCCTTCAACAAGGAAGGCGAAGTGTATGCGCTGAAGCTTGACGAGAAAGTGATCACTCCGGCCAGCCTGCCGAATGTGATCGGCTCTTTCGATGCATTGCTCATGAGCATGTACGTCGGCCGCACCCTGCTCGTCGCGGACATCGATGACGATGAGATCGAGTCCCTCGCCAACGAGCAGTACGACGACTAAGGGACGGCCATGTTCAGAAACGCTCAAATCTACCGCCTGCCGAAGGCTTGGGGCATCACTGCCGAACAGCTGGCGCAGCACCTGGCCCCGCAGACCTTCACGCCTGCCGGCAACATGGACATGCAGTCGCAAGGCTGGATCCAGCCGCGCGAAAGCTCTAACGGCCTCGTTCACCAGGTCAATCGCCAGTTCCTGCTGCGCCTGCAGACGGAAAAGAAGATCCTGCCGTCTTCCGTGATCAACCAGCTCACCCGCGAGCGCGCAAAGGAGCTGGAAGAGCAGCAAGGATTCCCGCCGGGCCGCAAGCAGACGAAGGAACTGAAGGAGCAGGTCACCGACGAGCTGCTGCCGCGCGCCTTCACGCGCCTGTCCAGCATGTGGGTCTGGATCGATCCGGTCAATGGCTGGCTGGTGGCGGATGCTAGCTCACCGGCCAAGGCCGAAGAAGCACTCAAGCTGTTGTTCAAGGCCGTACCCAGGTTCCCCCTGGAGACAGTACGTACCGTGATGTCGCCTGGCGCAGCCATGACTGATTGGCTCGCGAGCGACGAAGCGCCGGATGGCTTCACCGTGGATCAGGACACGGAGCTGCGCTCCACCGCCGAGAGTCGCGCGACCGTGCGGTACGTGCGCCACACGCTGGAAGCAGACCAACTCCGCCAGCACATCGAGACCGGCAAGCAGTGCACGCGTCTCGCGCTCACCTGGGCCGACAAGATCAGCTTCACCCTGGCCGAGAACCTGTCTATCAAGAAGATTGCGCTGCTGGATGTTCTCAAGGAAAACCACGACCTGACCGGCAAGAACGATGACGAGCGCTTCGATGGTGATTTCGTGCTCTTCGCGGCTGAAGCTGGTCAGCTCATTTCCGCTCTTGTGGCGGCTCTCGGCGGAGAGCTCCCTCCAGCGGAGGGAGCATGATCACGCTACAGCTTTGGGGGAAATTTGAACCTGATCTCCCCCTTGGGCTGCGACCTGTCTCGATAGTCATGAGCCGCGCTCTTAGCAGTTTCGGACGGTCTTTGTTCGCGTCGTTTTCTCATTTTTCTGAGTATCGTTGGCATCATCAGGCGCACAAGCCACCACTGTTGCATTCGAGCGTTCCGAAAAATTGCTTGATCCTTCAGCTCCGAGGCTTCATTAAGCAACCTTCGGCAATGTTCCAGCCGCGCCCGAATCAGGGAGCGCTCTCTAAAAGTGAGCGCAACATGCTGCATGTACGGTGCCGCCAAGGCGGAATGGGTCTGATGAATGAACCCTCGTGCCAAAAACAAAAGTCTGACCCGATCAGGATTATTGTCACGCAATTCGAGAGCGTGGATTCGGTTGAGAAGATCCTCCCGGACGTAGTCTTCGCGGCTGAACTCTCGCGGCATGCCTTTTTTTTCCAGATACCCATCAAGGTGATTCCGAACCTCGCTGACCAAATAGAAGACCCCCAAGGCGTTGGCCAAGTTGGATTCTGCGTCATCGCGCTTTTTGTCCAGTGCTTGGAGATAACGCTGCCAAGCAGGCACGATGATAGCAACCACCAGTGCGAGACTGGCACCGTAAAACTGCGCCCAGCCAGAAAGCTCGTCGTGCGACTCCATCCACGCGATCTGATGCTGAAAATCAGGAACAGATCGCGGGAAGTAATTCCAAGCCAATGTTCCAAGAATCAAATACCAGATAACGGCAGCGTACTTCACATGCCATTCCCGCAGCCAGTCGATCATTGCCCCTCTCCCCGATTTTTGCAAAGGGTAGCACAACAGCGCGAAGGGTTAGTGAGCGATACGGCGCTATCCGAATTGCAGCATCGCGTAGCCTCCCTAATGATTTCTATGCAGGAGCAAATCAATGTCTAAGCCCAGCTGGCGCAACCTGATTGCGCAAGGCCTCGTCAAACGTAGCGACTCAGGCATGCTCGTGCGCCGTGAAGCGATCCGCATCGTTGAAGGCTTCAACCTGCGAGACGCCGAGAAACCTTCTTTCCGCCCGGCGATTGAACGCCTCAAGGCCCATATGCGGCGCGGTGGGAAGGTTCCCGCGCTGGAAGTGTCTTTGTCGGCCGATTGCGCGGGCGTTGACGTTGTAGAAGGTCATCGCCGCACGATTTCGTACAACGAGCTGGCCGCCGAAGGCATGCCAGTCGAGTGGATTCGCATTGAGCCATTCGAAGGCAGCGACCGCGATCGTCACATGCGGGTCTACACCAGCCAGGACAACGAAAAGCTTGAGCCGCTGGAGCTTGCGCGAGGCTACAAGCGCGACAAGGCCCTCTTCAACATGTCGAATGAGGAGTTGGCGCAGGAAATCGGACGCACTCGCGAGCACGTCCGCCAGATGCTTCTCCTGGCCAATGCGCCTCATTCGGTTCAGATGATGGTCCGGGATGGTGTAGTTACCGCATCCACGGCTATTGATGCACTCACCGAACACGGCGACGGCGCTGCGCAGGTTCTCGGTGCGGCAAAGGATATCGCCGCCGCTTCCGGCCAGAAGAAGGTCCGCCCCGCCTCTATGCGCCCGTGGGCGCCCCCGGCCCGGGCAGTGCTGCCGATGGTCTCGGCCGTAGATGCCGTCGTGCAGGCTATCCCAGAGAGCGTCCGCCAGGCGCTGCAGGACAAACCCGCCGACGATCAAGTGATCGAACTGCCGGCCGCCGTCGTCTATGAGCTGCTGGCGCAGCAAGGCGCCATCCAAGCTCTGCGCACCAAGGCCAAGAAGAAGGCCTCCAGAAAGGTCGATGCCGCCGCCACCGTAACCACTGGAGGTGATCATGCTGATTAAGCGCATTGAGGGCTCCACCCGCCAACTGGGCGCGCCGGCCGACTGGGATGGCAAAGATATGTCCTGCGGTGTCCTGCCGATCCTCGATGTCGAAACCGGTGAGGGGAATTTCATGTTCTCGGCCTGGGAGCCCACACCGCCCGAGCTGGAGGCTCTGAGCAAGGGCGCGAATATCTTGCTGGGCGTGCGCGGCACTGCGCACCCTGTTGTCTCGCTGCAGGTCGCGGCTGACGCCAATGTAAAGCATCCGGATGATGTCGCAGTGGATCAGTTCGCGGAAGCAATGAAGGCGAAATTGACTGACGCACGCGCCAAGGGCCGCAGCGGCTGGCAGGATTGCGACCCCGCCGAACTGTCATACATGCTGCGCGAGCACGTCGAAAAGGGTGACCCGCGCGACGTGGCGAACTTCTGCATGTTCCTATGGAGCCTGGGCAAACCCATCGGTGATGCCCGCCCAGTGGTCAACCTGCAGCTCACTCCGCTGGATGGCATTCAAGTCTGGATCGATGCATACACCAATGCAGCCAATGGTCCGCACTTCATGGGGCATGGAAGGATCGTGCAGCTCCTGCGCGAGTATCTGGCACTCCGCAAGCTGCTTGCCCAGCGTACCCCGCCGCCGCTTCCTGAGACGCACTACAACGGCTGTAGCGATGGTAGCGCCCCCCTATACACGGCAGACATGATGCGTCTGTATGCCATCCAGTATGCCGCTCCTCTCGCGCTATCAGTAGGGCCGGGGCCTGCGCCCGTTGCTGGCGTGCATTGGGATCAGTTCCCCGCATATCTGATCGACGAGTGCGAGGGCAAACCCATCTACGAAGAGAGTCTGCAACAGTGGCTTGCCGATATGCTGAAAGACCCGGATTACCTCCGCATCGCAGCGGAGCGGGCATCCCAAGCCGCGCGGGTGGCGACGCCAGTTGCGTTTCGCGAGGTGGCTGCAGATGGGACACCAATCACTGATTGGATCGATGGCTCGCTCCCGCCCAACACCCCCCCGCTTCATCCTGGCGCGACCATTCAATTCGCCTACGGGCATCCGCTATCAGTGGTGGCGCAGCCGGTGGCGGATGAACGATCAGCGTTGGAAGAAGCCGATGCGTTGACGGCTCGCATTGAGGCATTTTACGACGGGGCGGACATGTTCGGTTGGGCGCGAGTGCGCGAAAAGATCCGCGCCGTACTCTGCCAGCCTACAGAAGAGAGAGGTGCATGATGGGCTGGAGCATCGGATACGACAGCGTCCACAAGCGCGACATCGGCTACGGCGTGCCAGCTTACTGCGATCACCCCGGCTGCAAGAATGAGATTGATCGCGGAATTTCCTACGTCTGCGGTGGCGAGCCTGGCGGTGGTGAGCACGGATGCGGCTTGTTCATTTGCGCGCATCACCAGCGTGCAAACAAGCATTGCTTCCAGCTGTGCCAGCACTGCGCCGACCGTCGCCGCAAGCAGCTCACGCCGTCGGCGGATCATCCTGACTGGATGGAATGGAAGCTGACTCACGAAAGCTGGCAGCAGTGGCGCGAAGAAAATCCCGATGAAGTCGGCAGAATGCGCTCTGCCTTGGCCACGGAGGAAGAGTCGTGAGCCTACTCCAAGCCAACCCTGCCGTGCTTAATCAATCCAATTGCAAGAAGGTGGGCTTGCGTGATCGCGTCCGATTCCAGTTCGAAATGTGCATGACGAATGATGTGCCGCATCCCAGGAACCATTTCACCGGTGTGATCCGATTTTCTTTCCAAAAGTACGCTGCCCTCCCATTTCCCATTTTTCAAGGGCGTCGCTGTGCAAAACAGGAAATAGTCACCTTCTTCGAAAAACGTTGTGCGCCCCATGACTCCCCCAAAGTATGTGCATTAGAAGGGATCCTAGCATGAAAGAAGGTCCGATCTTGATGAATAGCCCGATGGTGCGCGCCACTTTGGCTGACCACAAGACCAACACCAGGCGCGAAATCATCCGCCTCGGTGGTTTCGGCAAGATTACTCAGTTTGGTCGATCCGATACGCCGGGCTACGACTGGCACTTCCGTGACAGCGCAATGCGGTGGCATGACCTGCTCCATTCTCAGTTGATTAAAGCCTGCCCCTATGGCCAGAGCGGTGATCGCCTTTGGGTGAGAGAAACGTTTGTGCAAGGCTTTGAATACGATCCAGTGACGGATCGCCTGCGCCAATTTGATGAGGATGGCAACGAGTTGCCGAAGAAAATATGGTACCGCGCGACCGACTCTATCAGCTGGAGCGATGATGCCGGCTGGGAAACCAACGTGCCGTGGAAGCCGAGCATCCATATGCCGCGATCTGCCTGCCGCATCCTGCTGGAGATCACAGGCGTGCGCGTGGAGCGCCTGCAGGACATCAGCAATGCGGACTGCTGGGCTGAGGGTATCGAAGAGGTCGATGGAACCCTGGATCCCCTCAAGATCTGTGAACTGGCAAAGCGTATGGGGCGCTGTATTGACGATCCATCGCCTACGTTCGCCGCGCTCTGGGAAAGCATCAGCGGCCCTGGCAGCTGGGATGCAAACCCGTGGGTGTGGGTCATTGAGTTCAGGAGGATCAAATAATGCAAGCAATCGCTGAGCCGATCACGTTGACCGAGCAGGAGGTGGTGGCCGTCACCGGTTACCATCGGCCCGCCTACCAGCTTGCGAGGCTGAAGGAAATGGGTATTCCTGCCCATCGCCGACCGGACAACACCATCATGGTGCTTCGCGTGTATGTCACCACCAGACCGGAAGCTGCTGCAGCGCCGGAAAAACAAGAACCGAAACTCCGCCTGATCCGTAAATGAATCGCTCCCGCAAGACCGGCAAGGGCCTGCCCCGCCGCGTATACATCCGAGATAATAGCTACTGGTTCGTCCCGGCTGAGCCCATCGTCGATCCCAAGAGCAAGCAGGTCCGGAAATGGATCAAGCTGGCCAGAGTCTCCGATGGCGAAGCTGCGATGCACCTGGCACTGGCGGGCTTGCTGACGCATGCCGTAGACAACGAAAGCATGGCCTACGCCTGCGCCGAGTTCAAAAAGCATAAGCTGAAGCGCTATAGCGACGAAACCCAGGCCACCTATGGCCGGTACCTCGACACCATGGCCGAAGCGTTTGCCGACTTCTCAGCCCGCCAGGTTACGACCAAGAGTTGGTCCCAGTTCCTCCGGCAGAATTTCAGCGACCGCCCGAATACCGCCCAGAAGTACACCGCCCTGGCGCGCAAACTGTTCAAGTACATCATTTCCGAGCTGGGGCTGCGCGAGGACAACCCCATCGACCAGATTGAACTGGACGACTATGAGACGGAGCGCCGTCTGATCTTGCCCACCCATGAGCAGGTACAGGCCATCCGCCAGGCCGGCATGATGAGCAAGGTCAGATCCGATACTGGCAAGGCGCTGCCCACCGCGAGCGGCCCAATGTTTGCCTGCCTGGTCGATGCGGCCTATCTGCTGTGGGCTCGTGCGGTTGATGTGCGTACGCTCAAGGAATCACAAATAGATGGAGAGACCGGAGGCTATATCCGACTGAAGCCATCGAAGACGGCGAAGACCAGCGGGAAGTCAGTAGACATCCTGATCACGCCCGCAATTTGGGACGTGATCCAGCGCGCCCGCGCTATCAAAAAAGAATACAAGGTGCACGGCAAACCTCTCATCACCGGCTACTTGTTCCCGACCCGCAAAGGCACTGCTTATGGAAAGAGCGGGTTGTTTTCGATGTGGGACCGAGCGCGGGATAGGCTGGGAATAGGCAAGGAATCGCCGGCTGAGGAGCGAATTCAATTCAGGGATCTGCGCGCCCTCGGTGCCACGGACGCGGCTAAGGCTGGGAAGAAAATGGATGAAATTCAGGCGCGCTTGACACACACTTCTTCGAAAACATCGGAGATCTATATCAAGGAAGCAATCGCGCAGGTTTCGGACATGAACTTGCCTCTGCCCTGGAAATAGAAGCGCCCCGCCAGCTGACCTGAATACGGGGCGCGGGTGCTGCCGCTTTACAGCAACGACAAAAGCACCGTCACAAACACTGTCAGCACGAACGCTGTAGCAGGGTCAAAGACCATGCACATCGCACCAAACAGCGTCGCAAATGCGCCCATCCGTTTGTGTAAAGCTGCTGAACCAGTGATTTGCATCAGCCCCAT